AGGCATCAGGTCTGGTATCTGGTCTGGGATCTGGTCTGGGATCTGGTCGGGAATCAAGTCAATGAATAATGTTTATACACAGGTCAGGGATCAGGTCTGGAATCAGGTCGTCGATCAAGTCATGGATCAGGTCGGGAATCAGGTCAGGGATCAGGTCAACGATCAGGTCAACGATCGGGTCGGGAATCAGGTCTGGGATCAGGTCTGCGATCAGGTCAGGAATCAGGTCTGGGATCTGGTCTGGGATCTGGTCTGGGATCTGGTCGGGAATCAAGTCAATGAATAATGTTTATACACAGGTCAGGGATCAGGTCTGGAATCAGGTCAGGGATCAGGTCATGGATCATGTCTGGAATCAGGTCTGGGATCAGGTCATGGATCAGGTCTGGAATCAGGTCTGGAATCAGGTCTGGAATCAGGTCAGGGATCAGGTCTGCGATCAGGTCTGAGATCAAGTCTATGATTAAGCCAATGAATAGTGTTTATATACATGTTTGGGATCAGGTCAGATATCATGGTATCTGTCAGATTTATATTCATGTTAAAGAACATGTCACCAAACGAGTTGAAAACGAAATTAGCAGCAATCTTATACGTTCAATTGTTGGTGAAATAAGATTTAACATATGCGATAAATTGTGGAATGACAACAAATGAAAAACGTTGACTATAGTATTCATGCAAACCAATTGGTATTAGCTAGCCGTTTATTGAATGAGCATGTCGATTATAAAATAAAAAATAAAGTCATCTTGATTATGTTGAATGAAATGAGAATTCGTGTGTATAATCAAATATGCTTAACCGTTTTGAATGAAATTCGTTAAGGAGAATACCAATATGTCATACACTAATGAAATTTGGAATATAGATAAACAAATCAGAGATATAGTTTGGTATCGATTCAAAGGAACAGTAACACCCGCAATTCAAAATAAATTCAAACGAATTGCAATGGAAGATTTGGAAAATACAATTTTCCATCAAGTTTGGAATAATGTCCATGCTCATATATATGAATAAATATATGACATTGGATATATACAAGAATATACAAAGAAACCGTATAAAATGTCATATACTATAAACGCAAATTTAGATTATGAAAGAAACATATATCGAATCGATGTTCTGAATTCCAATGCAGAACAAATATTTGGAGGTATGTTCAAGAAATTTGCAGATATGATTCGGTATTTGCAACGTGAAAAAAACAGACGGAATATTGAGTCGGAACATTTCGTAATTGGAGAATATACGGATGCATTTTATAAAATGCAAAAGCATTAAGGAATAGATAAATGGCAGCAAATGTTACAATTGCCATATCAAACACAATCAATATTCCAACAATTGGCGGCGATACATCTACCCTTGTGTTGCCATCGGTAAACGATGGTGGATCTTTTTCGTTTTATGCTACATTTACAAGCCAAAGCACTGACGAATCTGGCGCAACTACAAACAATGTTATAACTTCGATTACGGCAATCCAAGCAAATACTTGGTATACAGGTGTTTCAGTAACATCCGTAAATGCAACGACGGTGTGCGTTTCTGGCGCTTATTCGAATGTATTCCATAGCAGTTACGATGTTTTGACACAACAAACAGCAAATACATATACAATTCAAAATATTCAAGGGAATTCCAATATTCCATTTCTGGGTTTGGTGGCTTGGCACGTTCCTTCAGAATTCTTCACATCCACACATTATCACGTGCAAACATTCAATTTCACAACTTATTATGCGGGTAATACAGGCTTATACGATACTACGCCGTTCGATCAATGGATATATTGGAACTATCCTCAAGAACAAATAAACTTCAATCGTCTGTTAGATTCAGGAAGTTTTTAGTTCAGTTTTATCACTGGTGCAGTCATCAAAATCGATGTACCAGAAGTCATAGCTATAGGTCCTGCCGCTGCTATATTGACTGCGCCACCAGCATTTACATTTACAGCTCCGCCCGCTTGTATGTTTACAGCAGCTCCAGCTTGTATACTGATTGCTCCACCAGCTAAAACTTCAATAACGCCTGCAGGCGTTATTATAGTAATGAGCGCAGGTGAACCCACATGAGCGCGAACATTTCCCACCATTTGTGCATTCAACATAGCTGAAATACTTACATCGTCAGTAACAGAATCAATAGAAACAGTTCCGCCGGTTATATCTACCATGCCTATAGGCGTTATTATTGTTTTATCGCCTAAAATTGTTTCTGTGGAATCTCCTATAACAGTTTCATTTACATTCCCATCGACTTGCAGTGCATAATTTCCGCCAACACCTAAATGAAGATTGTCTGTGGTGAATAAATCTCCTTGAACACCGCCTAATAAAAAATTGTCATCTGTTTGCAAAGTTATTGGTCCGCCAGTAACTCCTAAAGCAAATGAGCCTGTAGAAGAAGTATTTCCTATATTCAACGCATATGCGCCAAGAATCTTTTCGTCTTTATGACCATCTATTGTTGTAGTATGACCATCGGCAAAATAGAAATTCGCTTTATCTTTTACAGTTTGATTTAAATCTCCATTGGGCCCAATTTCTATATAAGTGCCTTGTGTATGGGCAATTTTTATGCTTTCACTGCCTGGAGTATCATTTATATGAATTTCATGACCACTGCGACTTATTGTAGATTGATTGTATGGATATTCAGCTTGGAATCGTGAATCTGGATGTCTGGTATTGAAATTTGGATCATTTGAGGTATCGATCTGCGATTGATTTGTATCTGTCATGTTGAATTATCCTAATCAAACAAATGATGGACCTAAAGATGCTTTAAACATCTGTCGTTTTATCGCTAATGTAGTTTGTTCACCAGTATGCTTCATTGAAGCAATTTGTTTTGCGGTTTTTGCAATTTTCTTTAAAATAGCTAGGGGACTCGCTGTAGTGCTAACTATTAAAGCTTGCAAACTATTATAAATTTTAATAACAGTATTTATTGCATTGATTACATCTGCTATTACTGCTGCTGCTATAGCTTCTACTGCGCCAACTGGATCTTCCATAATAGACATACCTATAGAAACCGCAGCCGCAACTTGACCAGCAACAGCAACTGCTTGTGCAGCAGATTGATATAATTGAGTAGATGCCAATTGACCCGATGCCATAGGTACAGCTAAACTTTGTGTAAAAGAAATAGAAGCAACATCTGTGATATGTGCTTGCGTTGAAGGATAATTAGGTTGAGAACCTCTTAAAGTATATACAGTTCCACCAGAAGGATTCAAAGGATTGTAATAACCAATATAGCCAGGATATGGATCTTGATCTATAGTATGATATTGTGGAACATAATTTCCCGGAGGCGACATAACTATATTAGTTGGCACAGCAGAAGTAGTCGTTGCAACTGCAATTGGCGTAGGTGGAGGTATAAGAGAAAATGCTGCGTCTGCAATAGCTTGTGGTATAGCCATAGTTACTCCATGAATATAACCAGTAATTGTATTCAAACCAACTATAGCTCCGGCAAGTACTTGATCTGCTTCAGAAATAGTTTCAGCAATATCGCCCAACCATTTTATACCGCAAAGATTTTGCATCAAAGCATCCATAAGCGCTTTAACGGCAGCTAAATCTTGTGCAGCCTCGTTGAGCATTTGAAGCAATTTAAATAAACCAATTTCTTGTGCCAATTTCAAAAATGCGGTTATCGCAGCTTGAACCGCAAGTTGTATAACTTTCTTCAAAGCACCTGTTATCAAAGAAGATATATCTAATAGTTTCAACAATAAAGTTGGAGAACATGGAAGCGCGGATATTTGACTATATGGATCTACTTTATTGATAAGTTGAAATGCTGTCATCGATCCACCTGGAGAAACAGATCCAATTGTGGGAACTTTTGGAATAGTCAAAAGTTTTTCGATGTCTTTGGTTATGACAGAACCAAAATCGTTTTTTACACTGAATATGTTTTGCATGCCGGCATCTATATCGGCAATAGATACTCTTCCTGGAAATAAAGCAGAATATGGATTGTATGGATGAGGAGTAGATGCTTGTGCAGAGCTTGGAATACTTCCCATACTTGTATCTATTTTAGGAGCACCATTTTCTGTTGCTCCAGGAACAATATCTCCCGATTTGCCAACTGAACCAAGAACCAATGGCAATTGATGATCTGAATCCAACCAAATACCAGTAATTCGACTTCCTTTGATCAAACCAGTAGGTGCAGAACCGATTCTTCCTTGAGCTGCACTCGTTACTGGTTGTTGAACGAGAGCCCATGGCAATGAATCGTCTGGAATATTTGTAGTATCGTCATGTCTTCCAAATACTCTTATTTGAACACGACCGGATTCATGCGGGTCTTTAACGTTTACAACTATTCCAGTAAAAAAACTTAAACCACTTTGTCCGAAATTGATATCTGTCATTGAACAGCCTCGCTATAACTACCTTTCAACAATTCCATGGTGCATGTATATCTAGGTGTATCTTGAAACATTCCTATTCTATGATGTATTCTCGATACTATAAAATCTCCAGATAACAGTGGATCTATTCCGGCATCCGCAGTTCCAGTTTTATTGGGAATAGTGCAATTTATTTTTATACCTGCGGTTAAAACCGTATCGCCAACTACCTTTATTTTCATTGCGTTTTGACTTAATATAGACAAATACGCTTGTAAATTGGGAGTTGCTGTTTCTATATGTGTAGATGCTCTTTGTGAAATATCCACTGGCAATAAAGATTGAGGCGGAATCAAAGCATTGAAGAATCTACTTATAAATGAACTCGATGTATCTGTACCACTACCACCAGTTTTATAATTTGTATCCTTCGTTTGTACAGTATTGGATTGATATTCTTGAGATGTAAAATTCATTGTAGATATTTTTCTAGGACCAGCCAATGCTATTTTTTGTATAGAATTGAACTGTTTTGGTACTGTATACGATATTATATTATTGTCTATTCGCGAATAAAAATCTGTATTGATAGCACTATTTTGTATAAAATCTTTTGTCGAAGATAAATCGAACATAGATTCTATTGTCACAAAATTGTATTGTTGTGGTCCTTGAACAGTATTTTCAAAATATACATACGATGAAGAATTGTATTTGGAAGAAACAGAACGACCTCGAACAAAATCGATTGCTTCAAATGGACTTTTATGAGGTATTACTATATTCTGTGGTCCAATAGTATCTTCTATCTGAAGTTGTTTTTTACTATGCAAATAATTAGTATGAATATCTTTGATTATTTCAGAACAAAGCATATTATAGCTTTTCTGGACATAATTCGTTTTTGCATACATGGGTTCATCCGATACACATTCCAATGTGTATTGTTTTCCTTTTTGTTGACCGGATGTCATAGCCAAATCTTTTAAATGCGATAATGAAAATGAATAATTTTTGGTCAAAGAACCAAGAACATACATTGTTACAGTAACTATTTCATCGCCCGACAATTTTAAATTGCCAAGTGTATCGTCTGTATCCAATACTACAATATCGGCTATTATTCCAGGCGTGAATATACTTTCGTATATCGACATAGATACGAAAGATTTAGATAAATCGAGTGTTCCTCTAGTAGATGAAACTGTAAGATTTGTTACAGTTACATCGCCATATTTGTATCCATCCATGTTACAATAAATTCTTCATTTGGCTCAATAGTTGATCGGTATAAGATGTATTCAACACTTGAATACTCTTATTGCTTTCATTTTTCTCGTTTTCAAAATCGTAATAAGATACTGGAGACCAATAGTTTATTTCTATACTTGGAATTGAAGAAGATATAGAAGATGCAGCAGTAAATGAAATTGTATTTCCGCTTTCTCTTCCTATCAATTGACAAATACCTGTTATAGTTCCAACAACAATTCCATTTGTATGTTGAACCGATACTTGATTTGTACCGCTGTAAACAACTTGTGCATATCCAGTTGCATTTCCATTATAATAAACATCGACAATTTCATCTACAATGAAATTAGGATTGCTAGCTACTGTATAATTTACTATTTGATTGGTTGTCAATGTCCAATCTTCTCTAAGACGAACATAATTCAATATATTGGTAGAATAGGGATCGTTTCCATAGTTTGGAATATAAAATTTTTGAAGGTCTGAATCCAATGAAGTATATGAAGAAACAGATATAGGATCGATATTGTTATACCAATTGTTTCTATAGAATGCCGTTTTTGTCATTGCATTTTGTACAGAACCGTATTTTGTCGTCAAGAAGTTGTTGAATGTATCTTGATCCATATACCATCCATAATATGGATCCAAAGTTTTATTGCTAAAATAAAGCATCCATGCTTTATATGGATTGCTATAATATCTAGCTGCTATAGAATCTGGTCTTTCTCCCTGAGCAATATCGTATTGATAATATAAATTTGGATTGTTGTATATTTTATTCAACAATGCAGTGCGCTCGGTTATGTTTATGCAAAGATTGTTTGCATAACTTATAACAGGAAAATTATTGAAATATGACTCTCTCATTAAAAACCTATTAATTTGTTATCTTCTTGGTTGAGCAGTTGGTTGAGTATATGCTCCAGATGCATAGTTATATTGATTTTGATATTGCTCTCCTCTCCACAATTCTATTTCTTGAATTTGGAGATTTATTTCTACTGCGGCAGGAGCGCTGCTTCCTCTGAAAAATGCCAATTCATTTCCAGCTGCATAATTGACTGTCATATTTTTTATGACTGCTTTTTTAAACTGAAACAAATATCCAGATTGATCAGGAGTATTTATGGATATATCTGCAACTTTTGGATAATTATAAGCAAGACTGCCTATTGCTAATGTTGGTAATATTCCAGCATTCAAAGTTGTTATAATATTTCTTAAAGTATCGGATTCACCTTTATTTTTTGGCATCAATTTCCAGCTGAAATTATAAGTTCTAAATTCTGGATGATCGAACAAAACAGCCATAAAAGGATTTAGAGACATACCAGATGCTATACTAATAGCTTCATTTGTCTTTTGTGCCCCAACTTTTGAAAGAATTTCTGTTCCTAATTTTCCAATAGCATTTTTTGCTATATAAGAAAGTACGCCAACACCTATATCTCCAGCTGTGTTCAATGCCGATTGACCACTTGAATTCAAAACAGCAGCACCTAAAGCACTTCCTAATGAAACATTTTGATAATTCAATCCAGTTTGCACTTGCAATTGTGTTGGTATTGGCAATTTTATCATATCGCTAGCAACAGCAATCGGCACCGATTGAATACTAGGTCTAGTATAATTCGACAATTTTATATTGATATAATATGGATATGAAACTTTTGTCAATAAATCAGCAGGAAAGGAAAGAGATTGTGGTGAACCATAATCAGACCTTCTCGTGCCAAGTGTTTGTGAATTATAAAATTGATTGAGAGAATTTTGCATCGTAGCTTGTGATGAAACCGTGACTGCCATTGCAATGCCTTTAAATAAATATAAGTTATTTATAGTAAATGGAGAAATATGTGAAAGGTATTTTCAAACCACGAAATCCACAAAAATATAAAGGAAATCCTACAAATATTATTTATAGAAGTTCTTGGGAATTGAAAATGATGAGTCATTTCGATGGTCATCCTAATATAATATGGTGGCAATCGGAAGAAGTTATCGTTCCATATAGAAGTCCAATAGACAATAAAATTCACAGATATTATCCAGATTTTCTTGTAAATTTAAAAAATAAAGAAGGAATTTTGCAAACTATAATGATAGAAGTAAAACCTAAAAATCAATCTATACCTCCTATGTTGAAAGAAGGACAAACAACTAAAAATAAAAAATATATTCGTGAAGTTATATTGTGGGGCAAAAATGAAGCAAAATGGAAAGCCGCACAGGAATATTGCAAAGATAGAGGATGGTCTTTTCAAGTGTTTACAGAAGAACAAATTGGTATTAAGTAACTATAAATAAAGACATGACATCATACGTTTTTACCGATTTATTGAACAAAGCACAAAAATCTGGAATAGATAACACTATCCGGCAAAGAGATACTCGTACCTTTTTTAGAACAGCTGCACAAAAAATTACAAGTGTCAATCGTCAACGAATGATGGGAGATCAAGAAAATTTAAGACCTGTTATTATGGCTAAAGATATTGGAAAAATGTTTATGTTTTTCTATGATCCTAAGCATAAATCTACATTGCCATATTACGATATATTTCCTTTGATATTTCCAATCGAAATTTATAAAGATGGATTTTTAGGTATAAATCTTCATTATCTTCCACCACCGCTTCGTGCTAGACTTATGGATGCTTTATATTCTACTGTAACAGATAGAAAATACGATGAAAACACTGCTCTCAATATATCGTATTCTATTCTATCTGGCGCATCTAAATATAAATATTTCAAACCATGTATCAAAAGATATTTGGCAAGTCATGTTCAATCGCAATATTTGAATGTAGAGCCTAGATTATGGGATGCCGCACTTTTTCTTCCTACAGCAAGTTTCAAGAAAGCAAACGATTCTGCTGTTTGGATGGATTCCAGAGAAATTATAGGGAGATAATCGTTGCCTTCCAATACATTTAATATAAATTCGTTTTTATCTGAAATAGGTAAAAATGGTGTATTGCAAACAAACAAATTTGCAATCGATATAGGGGATGGTGCTGCTGGTAGTATATCCGATATGATATCGTTGCGTGCGGAATCTGTGAATTTGCCAGGTATATCTCTCGATGCTCCGTCTACTAGAAGATATGGTATATCACCAGTGCAAAAAATGCCAATGAATATTGGTGCTTTTCCAGATGTAACTATATCTTTCATAGACGATAAACAAACATCTATTTGGAAAGCTATGTACAATTGGATGAATACGATATACCAATTTACAGGCCCAGACAATAAACCTATGTATGCTTTAGAGTATAAAGACAATTATACAAAAGACATATTAATACATGTATATGACAACGCGGGTGAAGAAAGAACAACAATAAGATTGAAAGAAGCATTTCCAATGTCATTGGCCGATGTCAGTTTAAGTTGGTCCCAAAATGACAATTTATGGAAAACAAATGTTTCTTTTGCTTATACTGAATGGCAAGAAGAGGGAGTTGCTGCTAATATAACCAATAATATAACAATTCAAGCCAATCCATTTTCATCTGGAAATAATAATGTTCAACCAATGGTTGAAGCAGTGAAAGATGAGATTGTAAAATTGGCTGACGCGTTTGCCGAAAGGGCAACAGCGGCAAGAAATTCGGCAGTAAACGCTATAGGCAATATCCCGCCAGGAGTAACATCAGGCGGTTAGTCCAAGTAAATTATAATCTAAAATCTATTTTTTGAAGGAATAATATAAAATGTTACCAAAAATACAACATCCAATATTTGAATTCAACATTCCATCGTTGAATAAAAAGTTTCATTTTCGACCTTTTCTCACAAAGGAAGAAAAGATACTCCTTATTGCAAAATCCAGCGAAGACAAAACAGAAATTCTTCGAGCAATCAAGCAAATAATCAACAATTGTTCTTTGGACAATTTAGATATAGATAAACTTGCAATGTTCGATATCGAATATTTGTTCCTGCAACTTCGTTCGGTTTCGGTCAATAATATCGTAAAGGTTTCTTATAGAGACAATGAAGACAATGAAATATACGATTTTGATGTCGATCTTTCTAAAATAGAAGTTATCATTCCAAAAGTTGAAAAGAAAATTATGGTCGATAAGAATGTTGGTATATTGATGAGATATGCTCCTGCTTCTATCGTCGATGAAATGGATTTCACCAAAATAGAAAACGATCTTCTGTTCGATATAATACTCAAATGCATCGATTCGATATTCGATAAAGAAGATGTTTACGATCCTGCAACTTATACAAAAGAAGAATTGGAATCGTTCCTTGACAATTGTGGCATAAAAGTGCTTGAAAAGATTCAAGAATTTTTACAAAATGCTCCAAGGATGAAATATGAAATCGACTATACAAATAAAAATGGCAATTCAAGAAAGATTGTATTGGATAGTTTGACAGATTTTTTTACGTTGGGTTGAGTCATAACAGTTTAGAAAATTATTATGTCTCAACATTCAGTTTAGTTCAACATCATAAATACAGTATTACAGAAATAGATGAACTAATTCCTTTTGAACGTGATCTTTATGTAGATATGCTTTTAAAATATTTGCGGGAGTTAGAAGAAAAAAGGAATATGCTCAATGCCTAGATTCGATATGCCCGCAAAAAGTTCGGCAACACCGATAAACGATACAACCAACGTTGTATCGACACCGATTGCAAATACAGATCCAAATTCACAAATAGGAATGGCTGCACAATCTATACCAGTACAGCCAGTCCAACCTATCGCTTCACCTGTAACAATAAACACTGCTTCTTCATCTCAATTTCAAAATCCTGTATTGAATACTCTTCAAGCACAACAGGCCATAGATTCTGCTCGTGCAAATACAATAGATGCAGAAACAAATAAAGAAATACAAGAAGAACAAATATCCAAACAAGAAGAGCATTGGATAAAAGCATATTGGAGACCAACAATGGGTTGGCTTTATATGCTTATATGTTTTATGGATTTTGTTGGGTTTCCAATGATATCCGTTTTTCTTCCTATTGTTATGAAATCGTTTGGTATTGTTGTTGCATATAAAGAATGGGCTAGTCTTACTTTGTCCAATGGCGGATTGATACATTTGGCATTTGGTGCTATTCTTGGTGTATCGGCTTGGACTAGAGGCCAAGAAAAGTTGATTAGATAATGAGTGGTGCTATAGCAGGATTAGCTAGAGGTCTTTTAACTGGCGCGAAATCAGTTGGTCGAGCTGGTATAACTGGCGCCAAATTTGCAGCCAGAGAAGGATTGAGTGCTGCTGGTTCTTTTATTAAAGATTTATTTTCAACTCATGATACAGGATCGCATGGAAAAAGTAAAGATGCGTCCAAAGTAAGAAACGCATCTGAAACGGAAAATTATTCTAGCAATAACATCAATATAATCCTTAACAATTTAGTAAAAAATACGGAAATAGCAGCAAATAATGCTGAATTGATATCGGACGAACAATTCAATCATATAACAATTTTAGAAAATATACTCGATACTGTCAAAAAATTAAATTTCAATCAGAATAATAAACCAACTCCAGAAATTAATCCCAATTTACCAAACACTCGAAAAAATCCTGAACCAAAAACTAGACAACCAAGACCTAATGCAACTCCAAAATCTGAATCAAAACCAGGACCTAATGCAACTTCACAACCTAAAGTAAAACCAGGATATACGACAACACCTTCAGGAAAATACAGAGATATAAAAACTGGTAGATTTGTTTCACCCAAAATAGCTATCGAAGCGATAACTCCAAATGCTACAAAAATATTCAAACCAACAAATATTTTAAAGGGAGCTTCAAAGGGAGGAATTGCCGGTATTTTAGGTGGTATGGCGTTGGATTATGGTGCAGAAAAAGCCAGAGAAACTGGTCATACCACCATTGCAAAGGGATTGAATGTATCATCTTCAACATTAACTGGTGCTTCTACTGGCGCATTGATAGGATCAATAGTTCCTGGAATTGGTACCACAGTTGGTGGTGTGGTAGGCGGTGCAGCCGGTTTTGGTTATGGTTTATACAATGCATTGACTGAAGATAATCAAAATGAGCAACAACATGAGAATGCTGAACATATCGATCAACAAAGTGGAGATACTAGAAGTTTTTATGAAAAATATGCGCCGTCTTGGTTAGGTGGAAAAGAAGCTCCTAAACAAACAGATGCAACCCCTTCTGATGCTGGAGGAGGTGGAGATCAAATATCTAATATACTTGCAACTATACGATCTAAAGAATCTAATACAGCTGGTGGATATAAAGCAAAAAATCCAAATTCTTCTGCTTCAGGCGCTTATCAGTTTTTAGATGGAACATGGCAAGCTTTGACAAAAAAATACAATATAGGTACAGAATATCAACATGCAATGGATGCACCTCCTGAAATACAAGATGCTGTTGCTAGAAATCATGTAAGCGATATATTAAAACAGGTCAATGGAGATGTATCGAAAATACCTATAGTTTGGTATACAGGAAATCCACAAGGAAAATCTAATGCAGTAAGCCAGGAAGTAATTTTAAAATACCAACAAGAATGGATGGCAAATTACAGTAAATTGGGAGGTGGAGAACAGATTGCCGATGCTTCTAAACCTAGCGAGGCAACAAAGACTGGTGGAAAATTAACTACTCAATCTGGAATTTCATTGGAAGGTGTCGATCCCAATGTTGTTGCTGGTGTTGAAAAAATTCAATCTGCATTTGGAAAAAATCTAGTTATAAGCAGTGGCGTTAGAACTTCAGCAACTCCAGGAGTAGGCGGACAAGATCCACATCAAAAACATGCAGCGGTAGATATTTCTTATAAATCTAGTGGTATAGGTGAAAATGATATAAAAACATTGGCTTCGCTTGCATTGAATGCTGGATTTACTGGTATAGGGTTGGAAGATACACATTTACATTTAGATAATTCGCATGCAGTAAAAACATTATGGGGTCAAGATTATCATTTTGGTTCTGCTCCGGAATGGGCAAAAACTATGACAGATTGGGGAAATGCTGGTGTAAAAATGGCAAGTGCACCAACTTCTGGTCAACAATTGAGCGCACAATCCGGTAGAATAGAAGCATCCGAACAAGCAGCTATGGCAAATCAAACTACAAATATGACCATGAATTCTCAATCGCAAACTTCTCCAAATCCACCGGTTTTAAATAATAATTCATCGAACTTTCAAGATATTTCTATAATGACAAGATTGCAACAAACTTTCCCACAAGCATGGGCAGCATAAACAAATGGCAAGAAAACCGAAAGAAGCAATAACTCCCGATACCGATATAAGCAACTTCTCTCCTGAAGTTCAGAAAAGATTAAGAGAAGAATTGGACAAATATTTGTCCGATAAATTGGCTATGGAAACTAAACCAGCATCACAAGATGATAATATCATATCTGTAGATGAAAATAATTCAGACAATCTATTGAAAAAAGTTTCAATAGAAAAAGAAATAGAACAACATCCAAAAACTATAGAAGAATCTTTAGAAAAAGAAATAGATTTAGCCGAAAAAGAAGACGAAATACAAGAAAACGAAAGTGTTCTTGTTGTAGACGATTCTCAACATCCTCCGAAAATAAAAAAAGCGAAATTGCCAGAAATTGTTAAAAGAGGTAGAAAAAGAAAAGAAGATAATAGACCTATTTTGCAAAGAATGGCATCGGATTTATATGCAACTCTTTTTCCAGGTATCAAAGATACAACGGATTATATCGGCAAAACTTCTAAAATAACAAAATCAGATGGATTAGGTTCGGCATTAAAAACTGCTGGGCCCGATTTATTTTCTACATTATTCCCAGATATAGCAAAAGTATTTAAATATTTCAAAAAAACAGAGGATGATAAAAAAGAACAAGATTCAGAATCCTCATATAAAGAATTTGCATCGCAAAGACCTATAATAAATGCGTTAAATCAAACAAATCATAATATATTGTCTTTGAATGATAATTTAACAGACAGTTTGAATAATAGTAAAAAAATTACTTCATTATTGCAAAATATTTTAGAATCAATGGATTCCATAAAACCCAATTCTTCGAATTTAAATTTACCGGATTTACTAGGTGGGGGAAGTTTTCTTACAGATTTATTAGGATTAGGTAAATCGACTCCGAAATCTGGTAATTCTTTATTATCTAATGGATTATCACGTGGAAAAGACATTATCAGTTCTTTATTTAGATCACAAGCTGTAAGAACTTTATCGACAGTTGCAACTGAAAATGCATTGCCAGCTTTATTAGAAACACTTGCCGCTGGTGCTGCTACTATTTTTGCAATAAAAGGAGCATTTTATTTAGCGGATAAATTGACACCAGAAAATGAAAAGGGAGCTATTACAAATCCTATTTCTTTATCTTTAATATCGCAAACACCAGAGAAATATAAAATTAAAATTTTAACCGATAGTTTAAAGGAAGATGGATTTATAAAGGATAGAGAATATACAGTAGACGATATATTTAAAAAATATAATGTTAAACCAGAAGAACGAGAATCTTTTTTAAAATCGCTTATCGACAGTAAAGATGTACAAATCAATTCTCCAATATCTTTAACAAATATAGAAGATGATATAAAGAAAAAATCTATAAAATTGACGAATGATGTAATTGAGTCGAACGCCGATTTAAAAAATCACAATCTTGCAAAATTACAAGATTTTCTCGTTGATTTAGCAGAAAATTTTTATAAATCTAGATTATATGATACATCGGCAGAAACAGAACTAGCATTGCCAGAATTTAAACGTTATATGACTGAAGAAGGTTTAAAATTTCTAAAAATAACACCAGCAACATCAACAACATCACCAGCAACACCAGCAGAAACAACGCCTACAGCAACACCAACAACACCAGCAGAAACAACTTCTACAACACCACCAGCAACACCATCAGCAACACCAGCAGAAACAACGCCTAATACTGAATCCAATGTCCGCAAAGAATCATTTAAAATTGGTGGGGAAACAATTTCAAAGGGTAATAAATTATCGTCAATTCAAATATCGGCGATTCGCGCTGCATTACAAACAAATCCAGAAAATAGAAATTTATATCCAGAATGGGTTATAAATCAATATAATGAACAAATTAAAAATGCAACCCCAGTAAAACCGCCGGAAGCACAAACTAAACAATCTCCAGCAGCAACACCAGCAGGAACAACGACTACAACACCATCGGGAGCACAAACTAAACAACCACCAGCAGCAACACCATCATCAGGTGCACCTAAAACAGGTCCCGCATTGAAAACACAATCGGAATCGTACGATCAATCTAAAAGACCGACACCACCACCTTCAACAGCTTCTCCTCCTGTAGGAGAAAGTGGAAAGGGTGGCGGTGCCACAACAGGTGCTAAATCTCCAACAGACATGGGCGATCCAGGAAATGTTGAACCGCCCAATGCCGCTGAAAGATTTAAAGAGTTGTTTAAGTCATTTTTTGATTATAGCAAGATACCCACTTAAGATTGAAAAATCTTATCGACTGAGCTTTTGGAAAAACTTCAAATCGGTATCGTCTTCATCATCGTCATTCGATGATGCCATTTGACGAGTCGGCTTGGAATTATTCCAAGGAGCATCTTCATCCTCATCGTCAGAAGAAGTCCTCTGAGCCGCTGCCATTCTAGATGCTTGTGGAGTAGGCTTTCCGTTGTCATTCAATCCAAGAACACGATTCAATTTTGCCTTCAATTCATCATAAGACTTGAAATTGGAAGGAGCAAGGAAAGCTTGCAATGAATGTTCTTGCTTCCAAATAGCTTCCATTTGTTCATCGTCATCGAACAGAGGCGAAGGATTTGCAAATTCTGACTTATCATAATTGCGATATCCTTCTACATTTCGAATCTTAAGTTTAAATGTAGCACCAGTCCAAAGATCGAATGGATTCATAGGATCTTCATCAGCAAATTGTGGATTCATTGCTTCATTCAACTTATCGTAAATCTTCTTTCCAAACTTGTAAAGCCGAACTGTTCCATTGTTTTGAGGATTTGCTTGATCTTGAATGATATAAATGTTTGAAATGAAATTGAGTTTACGCTTTTGATCGCGAGCTTGCTTACGTGTGGGAGAATTATCATCGTCCGACATGTTCCAAAGCTTCGAATTCAATTCCCCACAAGGATCAGGCTTATTGATCGTTGTAAGAGAATTTTCGATATACCAAAGACCAGTAGGTCCCTTGAATCCATGTTCCCAAACACGAACAAACGGAACTTCTTCATCTCCAGGCGCAGGCAAAAAACGAATGGACGCAAATCCATTCCCAGCCTTATCTACATCCGGATACCAAAAACGTTCGTCGCGACCTGTTTCTTGATTTGTATTGAGCTTCGCCAATTCAGCAGTCAATTGGCCAAGCGAACTAGAACCAGAGTTCTTTTTAAGCGCAGAAAAATCCATTTTATACTCCTGTATATTAGTATATGATTGTATAATTAGTATGTGATTGTATAATTAGTATTTGGATCATCGATCCAAATATATTTATAATGAGATTGAATGGTGGGAGTGGTAAGAGTCGAACTTACAATGTTTACCATATAGGACGCGATTTACAGTCGCGGGATGCACACGCCATAGCATCAACACTCCCTCAATAATTCCAATATATCGTATATTTTGTATATGTCAACATCAATTTTGATATATACCATAGAAAATGATGTATTTAACCTCTACAATATTGAATAAATCTTCAGTTAAGATTTCAGAAACATAATTTTGAATATGCAAGCAAATTAGATCATTGAGTCTATCAATGAAATAATCGCAATTATCGATATTGCATTTTACGGATTTTGGTTTTTTCATAATGGCTGTATTTCACCCAATTCTTCTAATCGTTCTCTTTCTAGCAAATATTCTTTCACTATATCGCCGCGAACAATATCTTTACTAGTAAATTCAATTGTATTGAAAGAATTCATATTTCTTATTACTTTAAAAAAATCGCCGAATCCTGATTCTTCTTTTCTTGGATTCAAATCGTTCTGTTTAACATCTCCAGCTATAATTACTCTGCATTTTTTTCCAATGCGAGTAAAAACAGAATTTATTTCAGAAGCAGTCATATTTTGCAATTCATCGATAAACACAACAGAATTGTTTACAGTAATGCCTCTAACAAATGAAGTGGTCACAAATTCTACTAAATTCTTATTCTTTAAGAAATCATAAGCATCTCCACGTCCAAATATTTCTGAAAATATAGAATAATATGGAGCTTCATAGACTTTCGATTTTTCACGATTTGATCCTGGAAGAAATCCCATATCTCTTGTAGGAACTACGGATCTGACAATCAACATTTTTTCATAATCTTGTTGCTGCAATATACAATTCATACCCATATAAGCAGATAGAAAAGATTTACCGGTACCAGCAGTACCAACAAGCAACAAATTTTTTCCAGATTTCCAAGAATCAAATGTTATTTCTTGATTTTTTGTAAGAGGTTCTATGAATTTGAGATCGAAATGAAGTTTTTCGAATATATTTTGTTGAGAATTTTCATTCGATACCCTTTCCTGTCTTTGTTGTCTTCTTTCTTTTCTTGAAATTCTTTTAGTAGTCATGGAATCCTATTTAAAAATCATTGATGGTGCTTTTTGTCAATCCTCGTGAATGTGTCTTTTTGATTTCACGCAATCTATCACGAAAAGCATCATCTGGTTTACGTAAACCCATTCTAATACTATCTCCTAGAGCTGGAGCCTTCACTATTTGTTGTTGTATATGTTTATTCTTTTTTAAATATTTATCTCGTTCAGCAATACTCATCATTTCTTGCACAATATCGCCAGTTTCTGTGTTCAAAAATGTGTATATTGGCATAATTCAATACTTGCAATTTCTATAACTGAAAAAATCTTCTTCATCGTCAATATCCATAAGTCTGTCTACGTTTTTCGATCTAATCAAATTTCGCATACGTTTTTCGAATCGTTTCTGTTTACTCTGCATATGATTTACACCATAATCATCGCCATAATCATCGTATTGAATACGGCGATCGTCTCTGCTTCTAGATTTTCCCATTTAAATAAGCCCCGGAAATGCTTTATTGATGATATCTTTTGTTACACCTGGATATGGCAAATTTTTGTCTTTCATGTGCAATAACAATTTTGCATCGTCTTTATCTACCGATTCTAACAATTCGATGAACAAAGATTCTCTACGAATTTGTTTCAAATTTGGATTTCCATTTTTTGTAAACAAATATAAACGTCTATATTCCGAATACAAAATATTTTGCTGATCCACCAAATCGTTTTCTTTATAGGGCGGATTTCCTTCAGGCAGCTGCCACTCAATCGATGGATCGAGAGCACCTTTCAAAATACCACGAAGAACGTTGCTATCGTTTTGCCTAAGCCAACCAATACGCATTTTTTCGTCTTTTATTTCTGAAGCCTTTTTCAGTATTTCGCTTATACCAAGTTTCATTTTTTTACACAAAGTCTCCTATATTTTCTGTGAGATTTCTTAGTCTATTAGCAATAAAATAGTTCAACAAGTTTGGACTTTTCTTATTTTCTTGATTATCAAAGCTTTCCATAACTTGAAGTTTGATTCTATTAGGTATTTGAGATAAATCGATAAGTGTTTTATTGCGAGTATAATTTCTAAAACATTCATGATCGAATTTACCAATCAAATTTGTATTCATCAATGCATCCATTCGTTTTTTAGTGAGAGGCTTCTGTCTTTCGTTTATAACAAAACAATTGTCAGAAGACAAAACGTTTGGAATACCATCGCTTACGTCGCCCTTCAAAATATGTTCTTCCAAAAATTTATCAGGATCATTGCATTTTATATATTTCTTCAAAACCGGATTATATTGTGTTACATTTATGTATTTTTGAAGTTGTTGAAAATCTTTGTCTCCGCTTAGAATAAGAATTTTCTCCGAAGTATTTCCAAATTCTTCACAAAGAGTTCCAATGATATCGTCAGCTTCCGCCGATTCAATATCGATAATTCTATAAGGAAAGTTTTCCTTCAATTCAGAACGAATTTTGTTCAGACATTCGAAAATATCTTTCCAATTCAATTCGGATTCTGTCTGAGATTTCTTGCGATTTGCTTTATAATAAGGAAAGACATGCTTGCGCCAGTAATTTCTGTTGTCGCAGGCAATAATCAATTCACCGTATTCGTCGGCAAACTTAGTTTTATACATACGAATAGAATTCAATACCATATGTCTTACCATTGGTTCATCTATCCGAGCATTTGTATGATTTCCAAGTTGTGCCATAATATTCGATAACATAACTTGTGAAAAATCGAGAATAATAATAACACTTACTCCATAATATCAATTAGAATTATCGGCATTTTTGTTTATAATAATTGAAAGATTATCTGTCAATTTTAAATTGCCTTCATCGTCCTCATCGAAAAAACTGGTCGATATAATCTGAAGAGGATGACCTAAACTATAACATTTCAATAAAAAAGACCTGATAGATTCTACAATCAGACATCCATCTTTATATAAAGATGGATCGCTATCGATGTTTGGATAGAATCCTAATACCGATAAACTATTGAAAAGCATAGGCAATACTGCATCAATACTTTCTTGAATATGAATGAATCTAAGATTTTCGATGTTATCGCAAATTTCCTCTTCACTAAGATGTTGAGTGATCTTAGACTTAGGATTACCTGGAAATTTTATAATGTTGTCGATAATATCATTCATGATTAGTAATATAACACTTATTTTTTACACTGTCAATCATTATTTATAATACCAGAGAATTTTTATTCAAAGAATTTAAATATCTCATTTTTTGAGATATAGAATGCAATATCATCATATGAGTATCTTCAACAACTCCATAATTTGCAGAAGGAATATGAATAGAAACATCTGCAATTTCTTTTGCTTCTCCACCGGTAAATCCAGTAAGAGCAAAAGTCTTCATTCCTTTTGCTTTTGCCCTATTCAAACCATTTATAATATTCTTTGAATTGCCGCTTGAAGAAATAGCAATTGCAATATCGTCTGAATTCGCGCCAATAAAATCCAATTGTTGCGAAAATATTTCATGGTATCCAATATCGTTTGCTATAGCTGTGATCAAAGGCATATTTGAAGATAAACTCACTGCCTTGACTCTTATACCGGTATCGAGTCTTACGCCTTTGGATATATCGCATACCCAATGTTCGGCAATTGCAGCAGAACCACCATTTCCAAACAAATATACTGTAGGATTTCCTGACAATATCGAATTATACAATGTATCTACCGATTCTGCATTGACAAAATGCAATGCAGATGAAATGTTTTGTCTATAAGTTTCAAAATTTGTAATCATATTGTTATAGCGGAGCTTCCCATATCTGTAAAATTGAAGTGAAATCTTCTATATTCTTTCATTTTCGATTTAACGCTATCTTGATATTTTTGTGGCACATAAAATAACATATATCCACCGCCACCAGCACCTAACAATTTACCTCCCAATGCACCAGCAGACATTGCAGTTTCATACATATCGTCTATATGTTCATTTGTAATATTTGGTGCCAATTCTCGTTTCAATATCCATCCTTCATGCAACAACGATCCAAAATCGTCAATCTTATTGTGCTTAAGATAATCGATAGATTGTTTTGCCAATTCTACCATGATTTTAGTATTTTCAAAGGTTTTACTGTTGGTTGAAATCATGTTTACTTGATTGGACAATATGTCGGATGTTTTTCTTGTAATTCCTGTATTGTAACACAATAAATTTTCATTCAATGTTTTAATATTCGAAGTTTTCATTCCCAATGGAATAACTTCTACACCATCGTTATAAAAATGCATTGCATTGAATCCACCATATGCCGCAGCATATTGATCCTGTTTTCCAATGGGTTCTCTACATTTTTCAATTTCGATATCGCAAGCCATTTCAGCCAAATCTTTTTTATTATAATCGTATTTCAAATGATTATAAATTCCATTGATTAAACCTACAGTATAAGACGAACTTGAACCTAAACCAGAACCATTTGTCGTTATATCAGAAAAACTTACAATTTCTATATTCGATTTGACGTTGAAATGCTTCAATATTTCCTTAGCACGAGTATGCTTTACATTTTCAACATCATTTACTTGTTCGAATTCTGAATATATAACCTTTATATGTCTAGGTTCGCATTTGTTTATGGCAATTTGAATATGTTTATTTATAGATGTAGATACTACCAATCCTGGCGATTTTTCAAAAAATGCTGGAATGTCACTTCCTCCACCAAAAAATGACAATCTCAATGGAGTTTTCGTAACAATCATCGGCGATTTGTTGTGCTATATGAAAACATCATTTTTGGAATGTTTCTGTTTTCAGGATTTGGATATATGGAAAGCAATTCCTCAAGCATATCTTTCCATTGATCCGCTATTCGATTTGCATTGTACCTGTAATTGGCATATCCCTTTTGCAATTGCAATTTGCTTTCCGGAAAATTTTTATTTTGTATAGCCAATATAGCATTTTCCAACTTTTCATAAAACATTCTAGCATGCAACTGTTGATCCGCATGGAATTGATACATTTCTGTTAAATTTCCGGATGTATCCGATAGTCCAGCCAAATTGGGATGCACGCAAATACATCCAGATGACATTGCTTCTATCAAAGACCTTGAATTGCATTCCATCCATATGGATGGATATGAAAAAATATCAGCGGCGGCAACAGTTTTTCTAACTTCTTCATTTGCAGCATAGCCATGATATACAATTTGCGGGTGTTGCCTGCAAGTTTCATATAAAGGCTCGTATTGCTTATCCATTTCTTCCCATCCATAAATTTTGAAACTAGAAAATACATCAAGATGGATATTGGGATATTTCTTGGCCAATTCGACAAAAACGGGAACAAGTAATGACAAACCTCGTTGAGGAGTCGAAGTATAAACAAGACGAATTTTACCATCGTTTGGCTTAGCATCTATAATTTCTTTTTCTGTAAATGGAACTATTGGTGTATCTAAAACAATCAATTTATTGGTTGGTTGTATATTTAACTTAGACAAAAACGAATTATATTGCCAATTTCCACAAAAAACAATTTTATGAAATCTGTCTTGACTTGTTTTTTCTTTAAGATGATTTGTTTCAGGATCTTCCGGGAGATCATGTAAATGATATATACGGATTTTATCATCATTTAAATGAGTAACTCTAGATGGAATGATTTGGAAATCTTCTAGTAAATCAGTTGGCAATAATGATTGCAATTGGCGTGATACTTGTTCAGTACCTCCATTAGATTTCTCTTGCATTTCTGTGTAATAAAAACCCATTTTTAAAAAAACTCCATTTTATAATCAGCTAATATGAAAAGATGGCACTTTGATAGATGTAGAAATTAAAACATCATATTTTTCTATACTCCATCGCAGAATTTATCATATAATCTAAATCGTCATGCAAATAATTGAAACCAGTTTCACGGATAAATTTGTCATTATTTGCCACAAGATATTGTGGATCACCTTCTCTTCTAGGACCAATTTCTGTTTTTATATTTCCAACCAGTTCTTGAAATTTATTCACGATTTGATTTACAGAAAATCCTTTAGAAGAACCTAAATTGTATGAGTTGAAATAAGGAAATTCTGTTTGTCTTAAAATATTATCCATGTGTATCATAGCTCTTGCAATATCGATAACATGGACATAATCTCGTATGCAAGTACCATCAGGTGTCATATAATCGTTGCCATTTATAATAAATGTTTCAGAATTTTTATAACAATCGATAAGTCTATTTAAAATGTGAGGAGTATTTGGCAATTGTCCTACATCTTCATATGCGCCTGCAACATTGAAAAATCTAAATGCGACAGATTTCCAATTCATTTTATCGTAACATGACCGAATCATTTGTTCGGTCATAAGTTTCGATAATCCATAATTGTTTGGAGGAACAAGAAAACTTATATCTTCATAACAGGCAATATCTGTTATAGCATATGTTGCGGCAGTACTTGCAAAAATAAACCTTCTATCTTTACCAATATTATTCATGAGCGATGTAGTTTTAGCAGTATTGTTATTGAAATAAAGCAAAGGATCGAAAGCGCTTGGTCCCAAAAGACTCGATGCCGCTAAATGAAAAACTGTAGCATCTTCAAATCTATCTAAAATCGCATTGGTACGAGTGCTTTTTATATCGCACAAAAAGGATTCATCTACATATTTATTTCGTTTATCGTAGATATCGTATACCGATCTTGAATCGGTATCTATACCAACAACATAGTAATCGTTTTCTTTGAGAAGTTTGGTCAATACATTTCCAATATAACCAAAATAACCAGTAACTATTGCACGTTTTTCCATAGATTATTGAATCTCATTCACTTTTGTATAAGTAGCATTTATACTAGTATATCTACCATATTCAGAAATAATATCAGAGCGTATGAATCCATATTTTGAAAAAATATCGTTCCACCAAGTTTCTTCTTTCAATGTTACATGATAATTTTCATCAGGAAATGTTGCTATACCAACAATAAAATGACCATTCATATTGAGATGATTGTTTACATTTATAAACAATTGATGCAAATCTTTTTCATATATATGTTCTAGAACATCGAACGCCGAAATTGCATCGAATTTTATTATTTGTTCAGAATCATCTACAATTTTAAATGGTTTAGTTATATCTGCCGTAAAAAGATTATGGGGAATATTATTCCATTCTCCAGTTTTATTCTTAAATCCATAATCGCTACCATCTATGCCAATTGCAAAAATATTATTTTTTATAAATTGCGATACAAATCCACCACCGGCACAACCCAAATCCAAATATTTCATGTTTGGGCCCAATTTACGAATCAAATTTCTAACATATAAACCGTTTTTTGTATTATCTTGTTTAGTTCCCTTTGGATTTGTATGATCATAGCTTTCACATGCTATTGGAAAATCTGTCAATAATTTATGCATTTTTTATCCTTTCTCTAAGTTCCGAAGAACTCCATCCATGTTCACGGGAAAAATAAATCAATCCAATTCCCTTATTTTTACAAACGTTTTTGCCGGTAAATTCATTTGAGTTATAATCGTCTCCAAGGAATCTTAAATGTATATCGGTAGTAATCAATATATTGATTAAATCTTTTTCCGTATCATAAGGAATAATATCATCGACATATTTTGTAGATGATAGTTGCAACCATCTTTCATATAAACTTTGAATCGGTTTATTCTTTTCTGGTCTTTCTATAGATGGATCGCTATGCAAACCAACTATAAGACGATTGCATTTCATTTTGCATGATTTAAAAAGAGAAATATGCCCTGGATGAAGTAAATCGAAAGTACCGCATGTAAAACCAATAGTAGTCATTTTTTTTATTTTTAAGCCTTACGATTGATAAATCGCTTCTTTATATTCTTAGCTTTGAAATATTCACGAACTAACTTTTCAACAACCGAACTGTCATATTCTTTGCAAGAAAAAACATCCAAATACAATTCATTCAATTCATTTACAAAATGACAACAGATATTGCTTGTTTCAATAAGTTGAACCAGCGTAAATCCAGCTTTGTCTCCACTGCCAAAATCTACAATTTGTGGTTCCCCATAAGCTACCATATCGATATCGTTTACCAATTGCTTAGCAAAATTATAAACATTGGTATAATTCGTAATCAATTCATAATCGCATTCAGATGCATCTATGATAGTGTGATATCCCCACCAAGATTGTTTTTGTGTTTCAGTCATCAACTTAATTCCCATCAATAATTATCTATAATTTGAACATAAAGAACGCTATCTATACGAAACGATCTCCAGCCATTTGCTACAACATCCCAAGCTGCAATGACATCTGGATTTTTAACATGAAAATCATTTTCTTCACGTTGTTCTTCTAAATTTCTTTGATAAAGTTCTGGCAACAAATGTGTTTGTAGAGTACAACGCATTATGCGTTGTTCACCATTTACTTTAGTAAAATGAACTTCAATAACATGTTCACGAAGGTCCTTAAGCAAAGTATCGCGTGAATACTGACCACTTTTCATCATATTATATATCCTTATTTATTCAGTAAGAAATACTTCTGTAGAATTGGCATGATTCAATGAAATATGTTCATTCAATTCTGTATAACCGCCAATATAAAATCCATCGATAACAATTACTGGAAAGGATTTTGCAGATGGAAATTTAGAAAGCAGTATTTCTCTCGTAAAATCTTTACCAAGTTTATATTCCTGAAAGGAAATATTATTTTCTATCAATAGAAATTTGGATCTTGTGCAATAATTGCAATTATCCTTTGTGTATAGTTCGAATTTCATTACGAAATAGCCTCTGTACCGCCAGCTCCAACAACAGTATATCGTTCGTTGTAATTGGAAAGTTCGGCAAAATAAGAAGTAAATTTGCTCACGGCTTCTTCAAAAGTCTTTGCCCAAACAAGGCGTTCTTGTTCAGCAAATACAGAATCAGATCCAATTGCATCTCTTCGAACTCTGCCCTTTATAAGGAAAAGAGTATTGAAAGAATCTTCATTTACTGCCGGCAAGGCAATCATATTTGGTGTAGCTACTGGGTCAGTATCTGGTATAGAATTCTTTGGCTTCAGAGGATACTTCAGTCCCTTATTCCAAGGAACTTTCTTAGGTTTATCCGATTCTACATTTACATTTGCAGTTCCATTCATAACCGCAGTATAAAGAGCATCGTTATCGCCCTCTGTTTCATAATCGAATTCTCGTGGAGAATTTTCTACTTTAGTTTCTTCTGGCATAATGTACCTCATTATTTTTTTGAATAATTTCAACTTCAACTTTTGCTACTCCTTTATCGATAAGACCTAGGAGTTTGGCCGAAGATTCACTTAAATCGAATTCACGACCTTTTATATATGGTCCTCTATCGTTTACACGAGCAATGACCGTTATACCTGTATTTATATTCATAAATCTAACCATTGTTCCAAATGGAAGAGTTTTATGTGCTACAGTAAATGCATGAGGATTATATCTCTCACCGCTCGCAGTAATTCCACGTTGTTTATACCAAGATACGTAAACAATACGTGTTGTTTTTGATTTCCTATTTACAATAGGATGAGCATTTAACGGCACAATAGTTGCAACCGATTTTGGCTCTTCTGACATTGAAGCCTTCGAAGTCTGGGCAGTAGCATCTAAAGATGCTGTTTTTATAACTGTGGTATCGACTTGCTGGTCGATAATTGCAATCGCTTTCGTTTCATAAACGTTGGTGTTTTTAACAGAGTCACCAACAACCCCCAAAGTAGTGCCCAAACCTAGAAGACCACAACAAATGGTCTTAAACATTGGTTTGTCTCCTTTTATAATATATATTTATGCTGCCGCTTGCAGTTCCTTAAATCTATCGGCAGCGGCAGAGGCTGCAAATGCAGCAGGTTTTACAACAGGTTTAATATTGCATGTTCCAACAATATATCCTATTGCTTGTTGAATGACACACGATGAACCTCTTTGTTCATCTGGATTTAAATCGAGATGTATTTCCGTATACCGTTCTCCTATCGATGATTTTATTTTTTCATAAAATTCGACTACTTTATAAACCTCCTTCATCAATCTTATAGAAGGTTTTCCTGGTCTTACATCATAATCCATTTCTCTAGTTACTTCACCAAATATTTTAGCGCCGCGATTGCCATCTATATGTATAACAGCAACCGTCGCATAATCTGCCATCCATTTATTTTTATATCTAAATCTTTCTGAATCGCATCCTATGTATATCTTAGAATTTGCAGACGAGGCTGCAATATAAGATGTGACTTGATTTATATCTAATGAGTTCATAATCATGATATTATATCAGTTTATGTGAATTGTCAACAAAAATTTTTCTCAAATGCGATCTATGAACTTTTACAAAAATCCAATCGTTGTAAAATTTATCGGATTCCAAAACTTCATATTCAAACTGAAATTTTGCTTCAATATAGTTCATTTCACCACGAGTCTTGCACAATCTAAGAATAGTTCTAACAAATTTATTTTCGCCAACAGATTTGACTTCTTCAATTAAATATTTATTAGACCCCCAATATTTTTTCCAATCGGAATCAACTAATATTCTTTTTTTCTTGCCCTTTATTTGTTTCGTTTTTTTGAATTTCAACATTTTTTTACCAATATACATTTTGCCAGTATCGATACGAGAAATCATATAAACAAAACCTATGTAAGGAACAAGTTCAGCCTCATCTATTTCCTTTCCTTTGTATATCCACATATTGAGAGTTCCATAATATATCTCTCAATATTTATATTTTTTTATAACGATAGATTTTCAAATGTATTGTTATCTACATCTTTCTTGATACCACCAATAATATATGAAATAATTTGGGTTTCTTGAGGTGCCACTTGAATTTCAGCTCCACTTATCCATTTTCCTGTCCATGGAAGAGGATTGGAACCTGTTTTATAAATTTGTGGCAATCCTAAACTTTGCATCCTCTTATTGACAATCCATTCCACATATTCATTAAGAAGTTGTGAATTCAACCCTATCATAGAACCATCTTTAAAAAGATAATCCGACCATTTCTTTTCTTGTTCAGCCGCAGAACGAAACATTTCAATGCATTCATCCCTTGTTTCTTCTTTGATTTTTATAAATTCTTCATCATCGACAGGAAGAATTTTTAAAATCTGTTGTGTTCCAGCAAGATGTAGATTTTCATCCCTGCAAATCAATTTAATGATTTTAGCATTTCCTTCCATTTTCTTAAGTTCAGCAAAAGCCCAAGAACAAGCAAAACTCACATAAAATCTAATACCTTCTAAAATGTTGACAGACATCAATGCCAACCAAAGAGCTTTTTTATGCGAATATGAAGATACCGAAATATTCGAATATGCATTCAAAGAACTGTTAAAATAAATCAAATCATCATAATATCTGCTAATATCGTTAGCACAATTTACAATTTCTTGAATATCCAAGATTCCATCCAATATTTCTGAAGGATCGGAAAATACATTACGGATAATATGTGTATAGGACCTAGAATGCACAGATTCACTGAAAGTCCATGCAGTCAACCAATTTTCCATTTCCGGAATAGAACAAATAGTCGAAAATGCCATCGTTGGCGCACGGCCTTGAACTGAATCCAAAAGAATTTGACGTTTCAAGTTACTGGTAAAAATATGTTTTTCATGATTTGTTAATGCACGAAAGTCTTTAATATCGCGAGTCAAATCTACTTCTTCAGGAACCCAGAAAAAACCCATAGAAGTTCTAGTCAATTTTTCTAAAAATGGATATTTTTGTTTATCGAATCTAGCAATTGTAGGTATACCAGATGTATCGAAAAACATCTTCGATTTCATATGATCTTGTTTATTTGTAGAATCGAATACACCGTTGAACATCACAGAAGAATTCCTTCAATTTCTTTATTGTCTATTTTTTCCAAACAATGTTCTGGAACAGAAACTTTTATATTATCGACCATTACAAGACATTGTGAACTCCGTGAAAAATGTATATCCATTATTTTTCCAAATGTTCCTATAAAATAAAAATCATCCACCATCAGCTTTACTGCATCTCCGATTTTTAAATTTTGCATTTAAAATTTTCCTACATTTATATTGTACAAGAATCGCAATTTTCATCATCTTCCAACTCATCTTTATCCAATTGAATTTCTCCAGCTGAATCGTTTGTGTTGAAATAATATAATTGTTTTCCACCATATTTGTAGAACATAATTATATGTTTTATGAGTTCTGATAACGGAAGTTCTTCATTTTCATAAAATTTTGGATTGTAACTTGTATTTACAGATATTCCCTGATCGATAAATTTTTGAAGAACCGCACAGATTTTCAAATATCCTTCAGGACTTTTTTGATCCCACAATAAATCATATTTATTTTTCAATCTACGAACACCAGGAACAACTTGTTTTAAAACACCATCTTTAGAAGTTTTAATAGACACAAGCGCTCTAGGCGGTTCGATTCCATTTGTGCTGTTGCTTACCTGGGCGCTGGTCTCAGCCGGCATCAATGCCATCAAAGTAGAATTACGAATACCAAATTGTTTTGCTATCGATTTTAAATTATCCCAATCCATATAATAAATTGGATCTACCAATTCATCTACCTCTTTCTTATATGTATCTATAGGCATAATTCCCATAGAATATTTCGTCTGATTCGACAAATTGCAAGCTTCTTTTTCAGAAGCAAGATCGACAGATGCTTTAATAAGATAATAAGACCATGCCTCTGCATATTCGTGAATTTTTTGCAAGCCTTCTTTTGTAATATTTTGATATGTCAAATCATTTTTAGCCAACCAATAAGCCAAATTGATTATACCTATACCAAGCGGTCTTCTATTATAAGTGCTTAATTGCGCCGCTACTATTGGATAATTTTGATAATCCAATAATTCATCCAAAGCTCTTACAGATAAATTGCACAAACGTTCAAAATCTTTTGGATGTTTAATTTTGCCCCAATTTATTGCTGAAAGCGTGCATAGGCTTATTTCGCCTGATGGATCGAATAAACTATTCAATGGTTTCGTGGGCAAATCCACTTCCTGGCAAAGATTCGATTGACGAATAGGTGCAATATCTTTAATAAATGAACCATGATCATTTGCATGATCTACATTTTGCAAATAAATTCTTCCAGTATCTTTTCTTTCTTGTATAAAAATAGAAAACAAATCGATGGCAGGAACAGACTTCTTTTTTATATTAACATCATTTTCATATTTTGTATACAATTCTCTAAATTTATCTACATCGATAAAAAATGATTCATATAAATCAGGAACGTCGTGAGGGCAAAACAGTGTAATATTTCCATTGGATAACAACCGTTCATACATAACTTTATTGAATTGAATTGAATAATCCATATTTCTAACACGTGTTTCATCAGTGCCCTTATTGTTCTTAAGCACCAACAAATCTTCTATTTCTGCATGCCAAAACACTGTATGAATTGTTGCAGATCCGCCTCTAACTCCTCCTTGAGAACAACTTTTAGTTGCAGATTGAAACAGTTTATAGTATGGAATATTTCCTTCGGATGTAGCATCGCCCTTTCTAACTTGAGAACCAACCGCTCTAATAGAACCAGCGCCAATTCCAATACCAGCTTTTTGACTTACATATTTGATAATAGAACTAGAAGCTGCTATAATTGAATCCAGAGAATCGCCGGCTTCAATTAAAACGCATGAAGAAAATTGACGTTGTGGTGTCCTCAATCCTGCCATAATAGGAGTAGGTAATGATATTTCAAAATTGGAAATAGCATCATAAAAGTCTTTGACATATTTGAGTCTAATTTCTTTGGAATATCGTTGAAACAAAGTCATAGCTATAAGCATGAAAGCCATTTGCGGCGTTTCATAATATTTTTTTGTGGCACGATTTTTTACAAGATATTTTCCACGAAATTGTTCCATTCCTGCATATGCAATATTGTAATCACGTGAATGATCTATTTGTTTATTCAACCAATCTATATCGTTTTTATCATAATTTTTAAGAATACTATTATCGTAATATCCTTCATTTACGACATTTTCTATATGATTATAAAGATCGATTGGTTCTTGTGAATTATAAATTTCTTTTCGAAGATTTGCATTGATCAATCTAGAAGCAACATATTGATAATTGGGCGTATCTTCGCTTATCAATTCGGCAGAAGCCTTGATTAAAGTTTCATGTATATCTTTTGTTTTGATTTTATCATAAAATTGAACATTGGATTTCAATTCAATAAGACTTTCAGAAACTCCTGTAAACCCTTCGCATGCCCATGAAGTGACTTTATGAAACTTATAAAGATCAAGAGGTTCAATTTTTCCATTACGTTTTGTTACATTTATCATTTTTGATCTTTCTTATTTCTTTATATGTGTATTCGAAGAATTGTCAAGAAAAAAATCGATTATATCTATAGCTAAGCTGACTATATTTGCATATTCAAATTTTTTATCGGCAGTCAATTTATCTTCAAGTAGTTTCATTCTCTCAATATGTTTGTTTATAGTATTTGAGTTCATTAGTTCTACTCCAAACTAAATTGAGTAGAACTATTTAATATTACTTAATTCGCAAAAACATCTTTGAGAAATGAAAAATTGTTTGAAAGTTGAGAAGCTGCGCTTACAGCAACTTCCCGATGTTCTTTTTGTGTTGATTTATCGCATCTGAGCATACAATAGTGAATCCAGCTTCTTAGAGATCCATTCATATACATTCTCGATAAAGTCAAACCTTCTGGCAAAACAGTTCTTGCTTGTTCTTTAGCTATACCATTGGATATAGCCCATGCATATGCCTTTTTAGATACATTGATAGCATCCGTTTGAATTGCATTCCAATTCAATTGCAATTCTTTATCGTCTGTATCAAAACTGTTTTGCCGATTTTTTACATCCTGCAATCTAGCTTCTCGTAAAGTAAATCCAAGATCGTTTACTGGATCTGCATATCTTTGACTGAATTCCTGAAAACTAAAACTGCGATGTCGCAAAATCTGCCGAGCAATATCTCTAGTAGTATTAATTTCCATAACAACATTGACCATTTCGAAAATCGACCAATGATTGTTTTTAATACAATATTTCAAAAGCTTATCGGACGTTTGAGTATTCATTTGATTTGAAGGATTTGAAACCCTAGCACAATACGCAATAAAATCATTTGCATTCATTTGCTTATTTGTTATAGGGTCTACAATCAAAGGTTGGCTGATAGATATAATTTTAGCCATATTATTCATTGTTGATATCTTTATCCTTCAAAATATCCAAATGATTTCCAATAGAATCATTGAAAGGAAGAACATATCCAATCGCTCTTAGAAAATCGGTATATTCTTCTAGTGCTTGAATCCAAGTAATTCCATTATCCGATTTTAGAGAACCAAAAGATACCGATACATTCCGGTTATTTTCATATTCATCATCAAGGCCTTGATACTCGTAAAGGTGCATTCCCATAATTTATTTCTCCTTCTTTATATGATTGTATTTTTTTTCAGCACGCTCTGCTGATTCTATCAATGTTTGCCGAAGACCTATTTCACAAAAAATCTTTACAGCATCTGGACTCATTTTGAATTTAATCAAAGCATCTCCAGATTCCAATTCTTCGATATCTTCAACTTCTATCGATAAATCTTCTAATGTAATTTTATCATGATAACTCATTCCGTTTTCTCCTGTTGTCAAATTCACTGCAAAATAGTTTCAATAGATTCGAATTTCTAGAATATTCTTGTGTCATACTTATAAAGAATCCTCCATTGTCTCTATCGTCATCGTCTGCACCGTGTCTACCTTCCAACACAGCATAAAGATATTCTTGGTCTTTCAACTTCATTGTATTGTTTTTATTTTTTCTAATCATCATCATTCTCCTATGCTTTACTCCAATTATTCAATTCGAATTTAGCCTTTAGATCACGATATGTATGAGTATCGATAACATATTTAATGAAGTCAGAACTCAATCCAGACAATATCATATCGTTTACGTCCTTCGACATCATATTCGATGGCCATATACACACATTATAACCATTCATTATAGCTTTGTCAATCTTTTTTCTTGTGTCTATCGATCTAGGTTCATTGTCATACACTATTACTAAATTTTCTTTAGGAAAATCGGAAATTGCTGATATCAAATCGCCACCAGCAGTAGCAATAGAATTAGGAATAAACATCGAATCGATTGGACCTTCGAAAACATAAGTTTTCTTTTTAAGATCGACTTTATCCAAACCATAAATCTTCGGTATTTCATCATCATAAACAATTGTTATATAACGCATGTTATCTGTTTTAGATAAAGCCCTACCTTGAAATGCATGCAATTTATCGTTATTGATAAATGGAATTATCAATCTCGGTTCGTCTCTTTCAATAGAGTTTTCTGAAAATTTATTCGGAATAAAGGAATTTACCCATGTAAAAAACTTTGGACAATAAAAAAGCTTTGCATGATACAGATTAGGTATCTTTCTACTCTCTATAAATATTTTGCATGTATGATTGTATTTAAGCTGGCTTATCTTTTTGAGGTTAGATAGAGGACCAGTCTTTACGTAAAGAGGAACTTTCAGTTTAGCAATCAAATCTTCTAAACCAGATTCAATGCGTTTTTCTTTACCTTGTTCTTTCAACTTCTCTAAGACATATTCATGATGAAGCGATTGATCGATTTTATATAAAAATTTATCGAATGTATTGGTAATACCACAATTATGGCAATGATATATTGTATTGCCTTTTTTCTCGTAAATATAACCTCTTGCTTTATTTTTATTCGTTGCAGAATCACCACACAAAGGACAAGAAAAGTTGAATAGTGTTCCACTTTTTCTTTTATAATTGTTGAATCTATTTGAAACTAAATTAATATATTTCTGATCTATCCAATTCATTTATAAACTCATATTATTTTTTCATGTCAATACTGATTATACAGTCTTTGGATAAAATGTCAATATATATTTTTTTATTTGAAAATTAATTTATTGAGAATTGGATTGCCTAACCACGAAAATAAAGCCAATGCACCGGCAGCCATCCATATATATTTTTGAAGAACTTCAATTTTTACTTTTACGTTGGAATAATCTTTTTCCATATTGGAAAATATTTTTTCAAAATAATCTTTCAAGTCTTTAAATTTTGCATCTACTTCATCGCGTCTTTTTTCTAAGGATGCACTAAGAGTGTCCGCCGCCTTTTCTTGAGTATCTAAACGTTGTTCATGGACTGCTAACATTTTAGACAAATCGGCAGAAACTGTTGCCAATCTTTGTATGGCATCGTCTATTTTATAAAATCTAGATTCCTCGTCCATTTTTTTTTTATCCTGTCGGCATTTTTCTTTTTAATGGAAACAATTTTCTAAGCTTTGATTTTTCTTTTGTTGGTTGTTTCAATAAAGGATCATATGTATCTATGGGACCAGAACCAGCTGTAGAACTAGAAGTGCCCATACCATTCATAGATCCAACAGATTCGGTTTCTTCTATTTTTTCAGCCATTGTTTATTTTCCTTAAAGCATTTATTATTCCTTGATCCATCATTATATCGTCTGTATATATTGTATCGTATTTTCCGACACAATTTATAGTTTTGGGCAAAGCATTTATCATCAATAAAAATGGTTTTATATAATGAAAATGATTTTCAAATTTAAGATACAATATTTTAGCTAAATTTATTCCAAAACAATTATGCAGTGTAATGATATGATTCAATATCAATCTTTCTTTCAATTCACCGCCTTCTTCATATCTAGTCAATAATTTTTTTATATACTTGATTCTATTCAAGTCTTCCATAAATTCTTCGGTAGATGCAATAGTTATATTATCATATATTTTCGCACAAAAAATAATATAATTTTCTTCAGTAAGTTTATCCATACTTACCAGGCAAGATTAAGACTGACCTTACCCCATGTGTTGTTCGATACGCAAACATAAAAACTTGTATTGTCATAAGCAATTTGACCAGCAATTCCGTTTGCATATCTTGAAACAGGAGCGGTTGTTATCAATCTATCCAAATACTGTGTTTGTATTGTTTTGAGAACGGGGGTAGTATCCGGAGTAGAAAGAATAACTACCCTATCGTTCGCTGAATACGTATTTGTGGTCGGTAAGCTCGATATTGTTATTTCAGCCATAATATATTTTCTTTAAATTATACGCCAGGGAATTTGGTATTGTCTGTAGAAGCATCGTTAGCAATAGCAGGTGTTCCATAAGCAGCAGTTTGAGCACCAAGAGAACCAAATGCTACGAGAGTTTCATAATGAACTCTGCCAGCTCTACCACCAGCCGTTGCTGTAAAATACGTTACTGTTGCATTTCCAGAAGCAGTACCACCGGTAGAATTTGTTATAGATATATTAGATGTTGGAATTGTTACGTTTGTAAATCCTGCGCCTTTATTTGCAATTGTAAATTGCAAATTTCCACCAGTTGCGTTAGTTGTAAATGTAATTGAAGCATTTCCGCCGGCTTGCTGGGAAGTTACAACGATAACATCTGTATTATTATAAGCTGTTTGCGTTCCACCATTGGTAGTAAAACTGATAATAGAACCAGTTCCTGCTTTTCTTAAATTCCAACCAGCATGCTGCGGCATTTCTGTAGAATTATTTAAAATATTATTTGCCATTTCTGTTGCAGAAACACCAAATATTCCTACTGTCTGATTTGTTGTAAATGCGCCCGGTGTTGTATTATTGAACATATTGACATCAACAGAAGCTCTGGAACCTGGAGAAGTATTTCCAAAATGAGCATTCGAACCCATCGAAATTGGTGAAGTTCCATTTCCAGAACCCTTGACCAAAGCAAAAGTACCCAGAGGTGCACCAGTTGTAGATTCACGTGTAGTGGTTGAATTGGCTGTTACCGCTTGGTCATTTCTACCGAAAAGTGACATTTGTATACTCCTAAGTTATTTTTTATATATTTATTATAATCGTATTTTCAATCGGAAATGGTATAATCCGAAGTATTTTTATTAGGTGAAAAGCCACTTTGATCTTGGTTTGGACCGCGAATGGGAGCAGAAACCACGGTTGGTGGTTCCGGCTCCCGTTTTCTTTTATTATTTTTTGACTTTTCTTTGGATTCATGAATCCATTGACAAAAATTTATCATGCAGCTGGTTCTGTTGGTGTAGAATATTTTGCCATTATTTCTGCATGTCTTCTTTTTGCTTCAATTGCTGCTTTTTCTGCATCGGCATGTGCTTTATCTATATCATATCCAGACTTTTTCAACGCCGTTGACATTCTTTGCTGTGGTGTCTTGCCAGATTTCAATGGTTGTTTAAAAAATCTTGAAGTTTCCGATACTTCGGTTTCTTCATTGCGTTGTTTTGCATAATATGCTGCAATAGCTTGTTTAGTGCGTTCTTCTTTTGTCTTACCAGCAAATTTTGGATTCTTAGATTTAACAAAATCATGAATCCATTCCCCAGCTGAAGATGATTTAGTCAAAACTTCATCTACCTGTTCGACTTCTTCTTTTACAGAATCGCATACACAAGGCGATTCTCCGCACTTCGGACACTTCTTCGATTTATCTTTCTTTTTCTTATCATCCTTTGAATCTTTATCGTTATCGCCATCATTTACAGCATCGTCTGTTGTGGGATTCAATTCTACTTCCGTCGTTCCACCTTCCAATTCATCAGACGATTTCTTTAAATCTTTCTTTTCCATAATAGATTTAGCAGCAGCAACAAGACTTGCCGATAAACCAAAATTTGTTGTCAATGCCATTGCTTTATCCTCATCGATGATTTTTGTTTTTATTTGAGCTTGTTTAGACAATTTACTGGATTGAGTAGGTTTTGGATCGTTGGGTCTTCCAACATTTTCAATCTTTTCCCTTTTCTCTGAATTAGTTTCTTCTTGTGCCAATTTCAGTGTTTCCTTACTTCTTTTATTCGATTTTTTCGTTCTTTTTTCTATTTCTTGTTCTCTATTTTTTTCGTTTTCTTTATTTCTCTTTACTATATATTCTTCTTGATCTCTATTTCTTTTAGCACCAACAGAAATACCTGAAGAAGGATCATGGCTGCTCATCGATTTTCGTCCTGAGCTGGAGCGATGTCCTTCTATATGATTCTGAGATACAATTTCACTTAAAGATTTCACTTGCTTGTTGCCTTCATCATCCAACCAAGTTTTTCGTGTTTATCCAATCTATCTTGAATAAAATTCGATAAACCCATTTTATTAGCAGATTCTGCCAATTTATATGCTTTATTGAGTTCTTCGATCAATATATTGTTGTCCTTTATCAATTCGACAATCATAAGTTTTGCTTGCGGTATATTTATTTGATCTTCTATAACCGACAATTCAAGATATCTATTGAGAGAACCTGGAGCATACGAATTCAAAGTTCTTATACGTTCAGCTATAGAATCTACTGCATCGAATGCATCGGTATATATTGTTTCAAACAACCCATGATATTGTGGAAAATCGGGTCCTTCTACATTCCAATGGAATGCATGTGCTTTAAGATAATAAGAGAAAGTGCTTGCTAATACTACTTTCAATTGTTTTAAAAGATCATTCATATTTTCATACCTTTGTTATATTATTCGCCTCCACCACCAGAACTACCGCTTTTTCCGGGTGAATGTTTTTCTATTTTACCATTTGCCATTCTTATTGGAACTAACGGTGCGGAAACAGTTTCTCTCTTTCCTGTAGTTCCTTTGGGAACAGACAATTCCGAGATGAATTCTTTAAAATTTACCAAGCGCGGCATGACCAATATCTCGCTTTTGTTTTTGGTCCAGGTGTTTCGCAATGGTGTCTAGCCCTAAAGCTTTTTCTTCTGGCGGGAATATGTTTCTTGATAGTCATATTAGGATCACCGAAATTTACTTTTTTTATATTTCCGGTAGATGGATCTCTTACATATACTTTAGATTTTTTTACATCGCCTTTTGTGGGTTTATTCAATGAAACTTCTTTACCGTGATAATCCGCTTCATAAATTCCCAGCGCTTCTTTTACTATTCGTTTTACTATTTTTGCGGTTGTTTGTCCAGGAGTTTCATTTTTATAAACATTTACCAATGAATCTGTACCGTCCAATCTTGAATCTGGATCATTCGGATTTATCGATTGTGGTTCCGGTGTTTCACTGGTTTTACGATGTTTGGATGTTTCATGGGGTTTCTTTATAGGGCGCATATCAGTTTCTTCCGATGCCGATTTGAAATCCGATTCCGTGGGTCTTCCTTTTTCACCAGGTTTACGCATATGTTCTCCAGAACCTCGTTTTATTCTTTCTCTTTTTGCATGAATATTATCCCATAAACCATGGGTATTTTCCTCTTTCATTCTTTCTTTCATGTAAGCAGTCATGACTCTTGGCAAACCTTTCTCATCTTTCGGTTTCTTCAATTCATGAGAAAATGGATGTTTAAAATTTTTCATCGAATTACTTTCTTTTTTTATTATTTATAATTTTTACGCCATTCATTCAATATATCGTGTGTAAGTAAAGAAATAGTTTCATTTACTTGTTTTTTGGGTTTAGGTTGTTGTCCTGTTCTAACATCATTATAAAGTTCTTCTGCATGTTCTGGTTTGATATTTGGAGACAATCCTTGACGAAATTTATTGAAATTTCCATTTTTTGCATGTTCTCTCATTTTAGATGCTGACATACCAGAAACACCTTCTGCATCTGGATCTCTATGACCAGCAGATACAACATTGATTTGTTTGAAGTTGAATTCTTTTCCTGGTCCATTATATCTATCTAATAATCTTTTGTATTCATCGACTCTATCCGAACCAGCAACCATAGTAACGTGTGTAACACCTTGTTTATGCAATTCCTTTAAATGATGCATAAAAGTTGGATTTTCCCTCGTTGCTACACTTATATTTGTATTTGGAAACATTCTTTGTGCATGTTTCAATTTTTGTTCTGGCGATAAAGGATTTTTATCTGAATCTTGTGTTCTTGAAAGAACAATAGAATGATTTGCGCCATTCAATCTTGCCAATTCTTTTACTTTATCGACTAAAGCACCATGACCAACAGTTGGTGGATTCATTCTACCAAATGCAAATACATGATGCTTTTCTTCTTCGTTTATAGGTGCAATTTCAGATTTATCTGTTTCACCACGACCTCTATTGTTTGCAAAATTATTTCTTGAAAATTCTGCTCTATCGACCAATTTAGTAGGTCTTCCATTGCGTATTGCAACAAATCCCTCTGGTTTTACAGATTTTCCACCCATAGTATGTTCAAATTCAGTTGGATTTCCTAAAGAATTTACGAGAACATCTTTTGCTTTTTGTATATGATGATGCAAATCGAATGCATGACCAAATTGTTCTTGATTGCCTTCTACATCATTTATAAAATTTCCATAATGTTCTATTTTTCTCTGTTTGGCTGAAGGTGTTTTTACTTTGCTTGCTTCATTGTCTCTTTTTTGTTTTAGAAATTTTACATATTCTTTTGGATTTGGTGTTGTTCCATCTCTGACGGTTTGATTTATGTATTGTTTCATGTGTTCGGCATGATTGCCTAATTTTTCCATAGTTTCTGGATGTATTTTTTGATAAGATTCTAAAGCATTTTTCTTATGCAATGCAAATTTACTTTGTGCAGGTTTGGTATAATTGAATGAATGACCAGAATTTATTTCTGGGTTTACTAAATTTACATCTGGGTGTTGTTTGAATTTGCTGTGATCTACATCGAATCCAGCTTTCATATCTTCAAACTTTTTACCTTTATATTTTGTATGAACTACAAATCCAATTTGTGAATTAGCAATTCTTTTTCCCATACCAGAATTTTTATGGGCACCATACGTAATAGTATTTGGAGTAAATTTATACTTATCTCCATCTTTTGTAACGTCGGGTTTTTCATAAAGAAAATCGCCCTGATAAACACCACCTTCATTGGGCATTGTTTTTGGTAAATGTTTAAGGGCAGCTTTTAATTTTGCCGCTAGCCCAGGAGCATGACCATGATTTTTGTCTATATCTTCTTCTGTATAATTTATTTTTGGATTTTTATTAAATGCAGATTTAGATGCTACAAAAAATTTACCAGTTTCTGGATGTTTGCCAAATACAACGCTTGGACTACCATCGTATTTTACTGTAATCTTAGATTTTGATTTTTTGCCTGACAATAAATTATGAGCATCTTCCAATGTAGATGCCGCATGTCCTACACCTTCATCCCCACCATGTATTATATGATCTTCTGCATGTTCTAAATGCTGAAGTTTATCGACATCCAAGGATTCGGCTAAAAAAGAATAAAAGTTTAACATTTATACATCTCTATGAAGTTTATATTTCTTATATATTTATTTTTTTCTGTTGATATCAAAACTTCTTTTATTATAGCGTCTATATTATCTTTCCAATAATTCAAAAATTTATGAACTTTTGGTATTTCTGGTAAAATGTCTTCCGTTTGCCATATAAATTCCTGAACAAGACTATAATGTGGAATATAATATAATATATCTATTGTTATCAAATAATTTTTTTTGATAATAAACAATTTAAATTATTTTTCGTCGAGTTTTATATTACCAGAGCGACCATTTCCTTTGGGTAATGCAACTCTCATTGGGGGTCCATCGTGATCTAATTCATCGACATGTTTTGCAGAAGCATTTAATTTGTTATCACCCGATTTAACAAGATAACTTGCTGTGCCTTCAGGACCTTCAAATTTTCCTTCACCTGTAGTAGCTTCTCTTCTCACAAAACCATTCAATTTTGGATGATCTTCATGAAGTTTATCTAATATAGATTGTGCCTTTTTCCTATGTTCTTCTTGTTCTTCTTTAGAAGCATTTTTCATATTATTCAAGTGCTTCGACACTGTTTTCATTCTATTCATTATATCATTATGAATTTCTTGTCTTTGTTTTTCATTATGATTACGATAATCGGGGTGTGAAGATAACATTTGATTTGTGGCATGATGAACGACGGCAGAAGATTCTTCTGGACCAGCAGACATAAGTTGTGATCCACCACCCTTTTTCATTGAAATCCTAACGCCTTCTGTTCCATCGCCATTTGGATTTCTTAAAACTAAATCAGCTTTCGATGTTGCCGAAGAAGCTCCATATTTTCCCCACAATGAAGATAATTTAGATTTAGATGCACCTGCAACACTGGCTCTATAACCTTTTTTAACAGCATCTTTCAATTTTGGATGATTACGCAACGCAATAATACTACCTACAGCTGTATGCAATTCCTTATGATAGGAATCTTTATGGTCTTCGGTTTTTTTACCACCTGAAAATCCATCATTTTCTGCATTGGAAAAATGTAAAGGATGATTTTTATCATTTTTTGCTTTTTCTATTTCTTGATGCAATTTTTCTTCTGTATCTATACCATGATCTATCGCATAATTCCATATTTTTGTATGTGCATGTTCATCATTGTATGTTGGTGATTTTCCTTTTGGTTTTTTCAATTTACTCATAGGTATGGTTATTTTATTTCCGTCATCTTTACTAACAACAACATGATGAATACCTTTATCATCTATTTGATGACTATGCAATGTTACTCTATCTCCAGGATTGAATTCACCAATTTTACTTGATATTTCATGAGTACCATCGCCAGTATGTCTTGAACCTCCTGGCAAATATGGTTTAATATATTTTTCATGATCGTAATTAGCTCTATTTCCACTGGATGTCAAATTAGCTTCGGATATAAGAAATTTCAATTGTTTAGCTGTGATCATGGATTCAATGCCTTGTTGTTACTACTATTGTTTTTCTGGTATATGGATTATGTTTAACTAGATGCGAATACAATTTCACATCGGGATGTTCCAATTTCAATTTAGCAAATTCTTTATGGTTACCTTCATCGTCATCATAAAGATGCACCTCTTTCAATTTATCTCGTTTAATTAAATCCGATAAAACTCTTCTTTTTCGATCTCCAGTAGATGTGCCTTCTACATTTCCAGCCCTTCTCAAATGTGTTTTATCTATATCTATACCATATCTTTTTAAATGATGTTTGACTGCCAGTTTATCGTCTAAATCCGATCTAGCTGTAAGTATTTCTGTTCTATTTCCTCTTTGGCGAAGTTTATTCAATCTATTTATCATCGAACGAATTGGAGTTCCGGATTTACGCAATACTTTTGCAGATTTAAATTCACCAAAATCATATTTGTGACCTAAAGGCAATTTATGTTTATTGAATTCCTGTGTGGTTAAACTTCTAACTCTATTACCGTTGCTATCTATAACGTGAATTTTAATTTTATGAGGATCGTGGTGTATCAATGTATCATCTAAATCGAAGAAAAAAGCTTTATTTCGTATACCCTCAGTTATAAATTCTTTGAAAGAAATCATCAAAATTTCCTTTCTTTTTATAAATAGTTAATACTAGTCGCGGACTGCCATCCCACTAGTTCTATTGCTAGAGAAAAAAAAGGAGCAACAGCATGATTGATATTTATAATTCATCAGATTACAGAAAAATTTTCATGAAAACATATGGTTCTATACCTAAAGACAAGGACGGTAGATCATATGAAATTCATCATATAGATGGAAATAATTCAAATAATTCTCCAGAAAATTTGAAAGCTGTTTCTATAGAAGAACATTATTATATTCATTTGTCTCAAGGTGATTATGGCGCTTGTTTATTAATATCAAGTAGAATGACTACAACACCAGAAGAAAAGAGCAATTTGGCTAGATCTCATGTCATTAAACAACTTGAAGAAAATAGACATCCATGGAAAACAGACTCATATCGTGAATCTCAAAGACTAAGAGCTTTATCAGAAAATAATCCATTTCTTGGAGGTGAAATTCAAAGAAAAAGTAGTAGAAAACGTGTAAGGGAAGGCACACATCATCTTTTAGGCGATAAAACAAATTTTAATATGATTAAAGAAGGTAAGCATCCATCTCAAAAAATATGGACATGCGAACATTGTGATATTATCGGTAAAGGAACAACTAATTATATTAGATGGCATGGTAATAATTGCAAAAAATTAATAAAAAAATAAGTGTCTGGAGTTTCCTCCAGACACTCGATAAATTTGCAGCAATGTCGAGCGGAACCCCACCGTTATTCTCAACTATTCCTCAGATTGATCTGCTTTGCCACTGCGTCCTAGAAACGCTAATGCTGCTTGAGATTCTATTTATATTTTTAAGATTTTAGAAATAAGAATTTTTAGGTGGATTTAGAAAAAAACTTGGAGTCCATCCATCAAATCCAGATCCATTATTCAACGATGTCTTTAAAATTTGTGCATCCCATTCATCCTCGCATTGCATTATATTTTGTTCAGTACGACTTTCAAAAATTTCATAGATATCGTTATCGTCCACATTTCGTTTAATCATATAATTCATTTTCATTTTCTCCTATGCAAATCCTTCAAATTTCTTAGAAAATTTAGACCTATTTTGAAAAAATTCATTATCTCGTTGACCATATTCTGTTTTATCCATAATTGGAATGTCGTCCTGTATATTCTCCTGTTCTGTTTGATCTACATCGTATAATTTCATTTTCGATCTATCGATACCGATAACAAATCGGCGATTTTTAGATAAATCGCTGTATCTATTTTTAAGTTGTTTTACCATAATTTGATTGAACGATTCTAACTGTTCATTGCTAATAAGAGCAAACATCAAATCGGCAGTCGCAGGTAATCCGAAACTTTCCGAAACATCTGTCAAAACGACATCGGACGACGCATACCCACTTCTTGTTGTTTGTGTAGCTGTAACTATAGGAAGATCGTGTTCAACAGCTAAACCACGAAATTCTTCCGCAATAGCCTTTACATAAGTATAACTATTTACCGACGCGGTATATTTTACTCGGCTAGAAGCACAAATATTGAGATAATCGATATAAATGATATCTGGAATAAAATTCTTTTTCAATTTCAATTCATTCAATAAATGTCTGAAATTTGCTGCACCAGCAGTAGACGTTGGATATTCTTTGATAATAAGCTTACCAACAGTTTTCTTTTTTACCCTATCGATTTTTTTCATGAAAGAATCTTTTGGAACGGTTTCAATTTCATCCAAAGACATATCCAATAGATTTGCATCGATACGTTCTGCAATTCTTTCTTCAGCCATTTCCATAGTAATATAAAGAACATTTTTACCATCAAGCAAATTGCTAGCGGCAAAATGACACATCGCAAGACTTTTCCCAACACCGGTATTATGGCTTGAAATTCCATTAGTATAATATCTATGATTTTCATGTTCTACATTAATATCTACGATAGGAATTATATTGCCGGTATAACGAACAGCTCCCCTTTCAAATCCATTTTTTGTTAAAAAATTTGCATATTCAATTTTAGATAATTGTAGCGCGCTTATCCATCCATTATCAGTTTCAAATAAATGTTCTGCATTGCATAATACAGATTCACTATTATTTTCCAACTGAAGGCTGTATTCTTCATAAATTCCCTTATCGATAAAGAAATTTACTCCTACCCATCCATCGGGAGAATCTACTTCAATTTCATAATTTTCTTCTAACATGGTTTTTATTTTACTGATAGGGATTTCAATTTCAGTCCAAATTTTCATTAAAAAATTTCTCCTATAAATAATATTGTAGATCGCGATGCTACCAACATCCATCTACTCTAACGTCTGAAAAGGAGACATCAGCAAATGTATTTACGCATTTATAATAATCTATGTTCATCAAATTGTCAACGAAAAGAATTGTGGTTGCCAGGTTCTGGTATTCATAGACATCATATATTACCAAAACATATGGGCGGATTGGATGAAGATAATAATTATACATATCTATATCCACGCGAACATCAAATAGCACATTTTTTATTATGGAAAATATATAAAAATCCAAATGATCTTAGATCAATGCATATGCTTGGTGCAAAATTAACTATTTCACAGAGAAAAATTGTAGGCATTTGGTGTAGAGACAACAAAATAGGAATTCATGGTTCTTCCTCTGAAAATAGAAAACAGTGGGCTTTAAAAGGATTAGAAACACAAAAAGAATCAAATAATAAAAAAACATTTTATTATTGGTCTACAGAAACTGGCAGAAAAGAACGATGTGCTTTGGGGGGAAAATCTGGTTCTAAAACACAAATAAAAAATAAAATTGGTATATTCGATTCTAATAAAAGAACTGAATATGCTAAACTTGGCGGACAATCATTGAAGGGAATGATTTGCGTAACCAATGGTATTCATAGAACTAGAATTAAACCTCATTTATTAGATGAATATGTGTCAAATGGTTATCGTTTAGGATTTACTCTTTTTTCCTAAATCTTATTCTAACTTTTGTATCTGGATGAACACATCCTGCCAATATAACATTCAATGTCTTTCTAGAAAGCCCGCCTTTAGTGATAAGATTCATGTATTCCAGATTGAAAGGCATTTTTGCTTCTTTACGATGATAAAAATCGTAACGAGTTTCAGCGTCTTCCAAAAAACTATGACCAATATTAGAATCGAAACTTACAGCCAGAGCATCGGATAAAATCTGTGGTATTGCGCCTTTATCATATTTGCTATTTTTATTATCCAAAATTTGAATAGAATCCATAATAGCATTATAAACGGCTTTTTCTTGACAAAATTTTTCTGTTTTTTCTACAAGCCAATCTACTTCTGTTTTAGGATCATAAGAGAGTTGATCTATGATATCTTTGCACATATCATGAATTGGTTGACTTATACCAGTTTTTGAATTCATTTCAACTTCAATCGCTTCCTTTGATGGAAAGCGATTGAATTTGTTTACATAATTTTCAATCAATTCAAAAATAATTTTGTCGGAAATATCATGAAAATATTCCGATTTTAGAAAAGGTATTACTTTGCGTGCATAATCGTCACGATTTATAATATTACCAAAAATTACTTGTTCAAAAGACGCCATGCAACCTCCAGGTTGTTTTATCCAATCTTATATTTCCATTTACAAAATTTTTTGCAATACTTTCCATATAATCCATGGATTTATTCGTAGTCAAAATACTGTCGAAGAGAATTTCATCTTTATAAAAATCTACATAATAATTTCCATTCCATAAAACAATGCAAGATTTCAAAGAATCTTTTAAATTGATAAATCTATTTAATTCAACTTCATTCTGATCTATCTTCATCATGGAGCATTTCCACCAATCCTGTAGAGTATTTGTTTCTAATCCATTCAGCGAAATTTGTTTCTTCAAAAATCGTTTTCCAAAATTCATTATTGTCTATAATCTCCGCAGCACGATATTTCTTATCCATCACTTCACCAGTTTCTTGATTGACTCTTGCATACCAACCAACACTTGGCTTTGTAATAAATTTGCCCTCTAATGCCAAATCCAACATTCCAGAACAACGATTGATTCCTGAATCATATGTTACTGTAATGGGAATTTTAGATTTTTCTTTGACATAACGGGACTTTTCAATGCTGATAACAAAATGATAACCAACAATTTCTTTATCGTCTTTTTCTTGCTGACGACCAATAATCCAAATATTGTCAGCCGAATAATATACGCCAGTTCCTCCACTTACTACAGGTTTTGAATACATTTCTTGTGTCATATAGACATGATTTACCACAACCATAGGAATATCTTTCATGGTTAAATGTGGTGTTAACATTCTAAACAAAGATTTGAGTTGTTTTGCGCGTGACATATCGGCTGCCGAATTTTGTTTCATGGCATCTTCAACTTCTTTCTTCGAAGCTAAATTGCCAATAGAATCAATAATAATCATAACTTTATCGTCGCGCTTGATTTCATCCATTTGTTTCATAATATCGAATTTAAGCTGTTCGATATCAGTAACAGGTGTATGAATTACAGATTCTTTTGGTACACCGAACATATCGAAATACGATTGAGGCGTGCCAAATTCCGAATCGTAAAACAAAACAACACCATCGGAATATCTTTTAAGAAAAGCAGATGCCATCAAAAGACTAAATGCTGTTTTAAAATGCTTCGAAGGAGCAGCCAAAACAGTCAATCCGGGGGTTAAACCACCATCTATTCTACCTGACAATGCTACATTGATCATAGGAATGGCAGTCGGAATCATATCCTTTTTACCATAAATCTTAGATTCTGTCAAGATAGCCGTATGTGACACGGTACTGTTTTTTATCAATCTTTCTTTTAAAGACATATTTTATAACTCCTATTTTTTATATCATATACTATCGAATATAATCTGTCAATACAAATTTCACAATTTATTCATTTTGTCGATAAAATCGTCAATGCTTTGTATACGCTGTTTTGCTGGCCAGTTTATAATATCTTTGTCTGGATTGCTTTTTAAATTGTTCAGCAAAGGCATAATCATTTTTTTCAACGTGTCAAGTTTAGAAGTATCTTCTACAGGAACTTTCACTTCAAACGTTTTCTTATCGTGAAATGTGAATCCAAAATCGTCCATATTATTTCCTATCCAAAGAAAGATTCTAATGTATTTGTTTTTTCTAAACTCCAATCTATAACTTCTACTATAGATTGAATTGGATCTACAAATGCTTTTTGAAATTGCAATTCTTTGTTTATACAATGGTCTAAATTGAATTCTGTCGGCAGAGAATCCAATATAGTTATAACGTTTTCACGCAATGGATTTGGCATTGACAGATATGCAAATTTAACTTTATCGCCGTCGCCAATCATTTGATATTGATTATGTAAATTTTTCTTATCAATCATGTTATTGTATAATAGAGCACCGCGAACATGAATTGGTGTGCCTTTGGCATATATATTATGTTTGTCTTTATATTTATTCATACCTTTCATACCACGAGGAAAGGCTATATCCAAAAAAGACATTTTCATAAATTCTGTTTTAAAATCTGCTATATATTTTTGAAACGTTTCTTCATCTTCGTTCATAATTATTTTAAGCGATTTTTTAATTGCGTCTCTGCACGATTTTGGTGTAGAAGACCTAACCGCTTCAATACCCATGATTTTCAATTGTGGTTCTGAAAATCTTACTCCTTCGATATCCAAGGCGTTTAGAATATACATCTTTCTTGCTTTCCAAATGCCTTTATTCGCTATAGTTTCACGTTTCATGAACATCTTTTGCTGATAAGCATGCATATATTCAGATAAATCTGTATAAGACCGATTTATCATATTTTGAATTTTTGTGCTGCAAAATTTATCAAGGCAATCGACGATATTGGATATATTTGTTTTATCGTTTGCATCGATGCCAAGACGTTTAACCAATGGTTCCATATTGATATAAACAGAATCTGTATCGGATGCAATAACATAATCCAAATCTTTTGTTTTCAAAAGATCGTTGAAATATCGATTGAATTCTTTTTCAATCCAACGAATTGACAATTGACCAGACATAGTTATAGCTTCAGCCAAATCAAAGTCGAACCATCGAAAATATTCATTTGCCAACGCGCCGTATGCCGAATTCAATTGTATCTTTTTTGCTAATTGAAGATTGTGATATTTTGCAATATCGTTTGAAACTAGGCGTCTTTGTTCGATTTCTTCCTCTGGAATTGTTTCAAGTTTTTTCTTAACATCAAGCATTTTCTGTTTATAAACAGATCGATCATTATAAAATTTTTCCATCAATGCTGGAAGAAAACCTTGTTTTTCTCTGTTGAAAATTACACCGTTTGCAGCGCGTATCAGTCCATCGTTTTCTATTTCAAATCTTTTTTCCAAAAGAGAATCGATTGATGGAAAAGTTTCTGAACGACTTATTTTCGTTTCCGGCGATATATTATATTGCATGATCAAATGTGGATAGAGAGAGGTCAAATCAAAAGAAACTACCCAATTTGTCAATCCAACTTTTACATCTTTCACATATCCACCAACAAGTGAATTATTGAAATTTTTCTTTTTGAATTGAGGAATAACAATACATCTATCCAACAAGAAATTGTGTATAATCACATCCCAAGGTCTAACAGTTGTCATTGTATCGTTATAATTTACTTTTGCATCATATGCAAAAACAATTACTTGTTCGATAAATTTTAGTTTTTGTTCAAGCATATCGATAAGTGTAACGTCATGGATGTTATAATCAATAAACAAATCATGATTTTTCTTATAAAGATCATCGAGCGATTTATAACCAGAAGAAGAATAATCTACTTTCTTTTCTCCAAGTTCTTTTTCAGCAATCGCATCCAATTTATAAGATTCTTGTTGTTCGAATTTGAATTTTTTATAAAGATGCAAATAATCTAAAATATTGATACCTGCTGGAATAAAAGTTTGACAATCTTTGTCGTGTATATTGACAGTTCTTTCTTCCAAGAATCCCCATGGAGACAATTTGTTTGCTTCATGATTTCCAAGAACATTACGAATTCTGTTGACAATATAAGGCAAATCGAAAAATTCGATATTCCAACCTGTCAATATATCTGGCATGTATCTGCCAGATTGCCATATTTTAATAAAATTATTGAGAAGATGCCATTCATCTGCACATTTTATATAATTCACTTTATCCGATTTTACTGTATATTCTCCCATGCCAAGAACCACTTTCTCGCCTTTGCGAGACATAGTAATAGCAGTAATTTCTTTATCGGCTTTTTCTATATCGGGAAAACCATCGTCCGATCTAGTTTCAATATCCAATGAAATAACATTGATTCTATCGACATCATAATTCATTTCCGGAAATTTATCTCTAATATAAACATAATGAAATAAATTGAATCCAAAGATTTCAACATTCGATACATCGCTGTATTGTTTGATAAAATCTTTAGCTTCATGAATGTTATCGAAATCTATTTTATCTACTGGGTATCCATCGAGAGTTCGATAACGTGTATCCGTTTTACCGGTAGATTTTATAAAAAGATATGGCTTATAATCTACGGTTTCATTCACTCTTCTACCATCTTTATAACCACGATAGTATATTTTATTTCCACGCGTAAAAACGTTTGTATAAAATTCAGACATTCAAAATACCCTCAAATATACATATACAATATCATAAGGTATTAAAAATGTCAACTATTGAAATATCACCAAACCGTTGTGATAAAGTTCTTCTCTTTCCGTCAATCCAAGCGTGCCACCATTGATTTTCTTAGTAACAGTAATAACATCGTCTAAATCCGAAGGTTCGTTCAAATTGTGTTCATTCCAAAACCAACCAGCACTATGAATAGACCCGGCAACAGTTCCCATATATTCTACTGCCTCTTCTAAACTCAGATCATTGTCCTTTGCAAATTTGGTATAATTGCTTCTTCCCGTCAGTTGTATAAATCCTCTACCACGGAAATTATATCCATCGCCGCTGGATTCCGGACCATTTCCCATACGATTTGCATAAACTCTATTTGCAATTTTTTGTGGATTATGCGCGTATTCATGCACATCTACACCACGAAAATGTGTCGGAAAAATAACTGCAAGCCTTTCTGGACGATAATTCAAATTTTCTTCTTTGACTCTAAATCCACCAGATTCATGGCCACATTGTGCTATAAACATAGCAATACGATTGAGATTGTCTATATTGTATTCTTGCAAAGTCATGTTCAATGGATTCAAAAGTTCATCGATTGCGGTAATAGGCGTCGATGGAAACATACGTTGCATTTGTTCTTCTGTCACAGGCATAATAAATCTCCTATTATAAAAAGGGGATTGAAACAATTTCAATCCCTTTTTATTTATTTCATATCAATATTTCGGAAAAAAACCTTTACTCAAAGCAAGAACATCGCATCTATTGATGCCCATATCCTTCAAATCATGGCCGGACATATTGGCCAATTGAGCCAATTCTTTCATATTTTTAAAATACGATCGAATTTCCTTTATAGTATCAAAAATTTGTGTAAACATTAAATCTTCTCCGATGTAGTCTCTGAGGTTTGCTTTTTGTCTGTAATTTCAATCTTTTTTGGTTTCTTATCTTCTGGAATAATATGATCCAACCAAATCTTCAAGATTCCATTCAGCATTTCAGCATTGTCAATCACGACATTATCGGCAAGAGTAAATTGTCGAGTAAATGCACGGTTTGCAATTCCCATATGAAGATACTTATCTGCATCTTCCTTTGTATCGGCAGTTGCATTTCCCTTAATAAAAAGTTTCTTATCTTCTAGTGTAATTTCAATATCTTGTTTGCTAAAACCAGCAACAGCCATTTCAATTACATACTTATTATCCGATGTTTTCTTCAGATTGAAAGGCGGATAAGTTGTTGTTGCTGTATTTGCTAGCCATTCGGCATTTTGTTTCAGTGTTTCAGCGATTCTGTCTGCACCAATAAAAAAACGATCAAAATTGGATGCATCGAACGTAAAAGTCTTCCAATAATTTGTGGAATTCATGTTATTTCTCCTTGTTAAGCGAGATTGAAAAAATATCCAAAACCCATTAGGCATTTTGGATATACTATATATAATATAAACCAGTCAAAATGTCAATAAAAAGGTATCAATGATATTTTTTATTCAATCTTTCTTCGGAAGTAACCGATAGTTCCCTTGTATATTGATTATAAATATATACTGGTGTAATCAATGCTTCTGAATAAATTTTGCCCTCGTCCAAAGCCTGTTGAAATATATTGTTGTTTTCATCGGCATTGAGCATAGCATAATTTTTTATTACATATTCTGGTACTATTGCAAACATTATTACCTCTTATAATTGGAAGAAAAAAATGTTGGGGTTATTTGGAATAAATAAATTTACGATGTTTTTAATAGCTTTTGTATTTATCTCATCCGTGTATTATATATGGAAAAAGAATATAGAACATGCTGCTTTGATAGAATTCAATAACGCACAAATGCAGCAAACGCTCAAAGATCAAGAAAAATATATACAAGATCAAAAAAGATTGGCTGATCAGACAATTGAAGCGGTAAATCAAATACAAGCAAACAATGCTAAATTGCAAACAAAAATAGGCAATTTAAATAATATTATAAACACCAGTCAAAATCAATCTTCTTCGACGATTCTCAAACAAACTTTTGAAAAATTGACAGAAATACAACAAGAAGAAAACAAAAAATGAAACATATTTTTATCATTTATGCTTTTACCATTTTAATGTTACTTTTAGCTGGATGTTCTTCAGAAAATGAAATGATAATATCCCACAAATATACAGTTGTTATGCCTGATGATAGGCTTTTCAATTGCAATTCTCCAGATATTTTACCAAATTCAAAAACACTTACAGATGCAGATGTAGCAAAAACTGTTGTAAAACTTTATCAAAACAATGTTCAATGCAAAAGAAGCATCGATTCGATAAAAAAATTTCTAGAAGATTCTAAGAAAAATATAGAAGCAGAAGAGTCAAAGGACAATCAACGCCAATAATGGCGATAAATTGGTCTAGTATATACTACAATTGGAGGTGGTGCATATACAGGAGGAGATACATATACTCCAGATGCATAATATGGTGAATATACAGGTGTTTGTACTGCACATCCACTACATACAATAAGCACACCAAAAAATACAATCAAATTAACGATAAATTTCATTTTTATTTTCCAAAAAATCGATTGTAGGAATACCAATTACAACATTGGTATTTGAAATCCTTTTAGAGAAAGTTACAGCATCTGTAATTGTAGGAAATATCTTTGTTTTTTCAATTGTATATCCATACATATTTGAACCTTTATTTTGGCAAAGTTCCTGATATGTGCATTTAACAGACATGATTTCAATCTCCATACGATATTTATAATTTATCGTCTCATTTGGGATATTTCAACCGCAGAATTTTGAGAAAATACTGGTACCATATTGCTTTTATGCATAATAGCAATACCCACCAAATTTTTACCTGTATATTTGTTTTCTGTTTTTTTCAATCCAGTGATTCCAACATTTTCAAAAGATCCTTCTAGAATCTTAGATACAGGTGTTGTGAAAAGAACTGTCGTGTTTTTGCATTTATTGTTTTTAGTTCTTTTTTTGATTTGTGAAATATGAACGCCATTCTGTTTAAGCCAATTCTCATGATCTTGCTTGGCTTTAATTTGTTTAGTAGAAAGCTTGGATCGGCAAGATCCATTTGTATTGAATTTATGGGAAAGAAGCTGCATAACATAACTCCATTTATTTCACAAATGCGAATATATCATATATTGAATATATGTCAATAACTATATTCGTATTCCATGGAATAAATGGATTTACGATGTTTTTGATTTCTCTTATAAAGAGTTTTATCACCAATGACCTTGCTTTTGAAGTTATTCTCTCGCGAGAACAATTCAACAGCCCTACGACGACGCTTTGGAGCAGAAGGCATATCGAATTTTACAATGTTAGACATTTTTGCGATTTCCTCTTCAATTTCAATATATATCTTATATCATCGTTTACAATGTTTGTCAACCTTTTTTGAAGAATTTATCCGCGTTTTAAAATTTTTATCGATTGTCTTTCTGGTTTATAAAATTCTATAATTTTTGGCAAACTTGTTTCCGGATCCGAAACGCCACAATAAAATGCATCTATAGCTGCATATCCTTCTTCTGGCCATGTATGAACGGATATATGGCTTTCGGACAATATAATAACTCCCGTATATCCACACCCATTTCCAAAATGATGCCAACGTTCTGTTATAATAGTAACACCAGAAAATTTTGCGGCTTCTTTTAAAGCCACCGCTGCCTCATCCATATTCCAATAAGGCAAAGAATTTTTTTCACCCCATATATCGAGTATCAGATGTTTTCCTTGAGGAGGTACATTGTGCATTTCATTTTAAATCCTTTTATATTAGTTTTTTTATTTATGATTGATAATAGGATTCATATGATACCGTTGTTCTTTTTATCAATCTACCACCACCATTGCATCTAAGACAATTGATTTGTGTTTCTTTTCTTTTATTTTCATTATAATCTACGGTAACATCGCGCATTTTATATCCAAATCCATGACAATTTGGACATATTACTATTTCTTTAATGTCATGGGAATTGAAATCTAATGTAGCCATATGTTTATTCAACATGGCATTCCTCATTCATTGATTATTGATTGATTTTGGTGGACCAGCACGGTACTGCCCCGTGTCTTTCTGCGTGCAAAGCAGATGTGCTACCTTTTATCACTACGGGCCCAATTCCTTGATTCTGTCTAGAAAATATTGCAATACAATTTTATGCTCTCTATTTTCTTTCTTATTCATTTTTTTAACATTTTTTACATTCAATTTATTTATCACTTCAAATTGAAATGCATTTTTCAAAAAAATGGATATAGAATCAGTCATATGATATCAATTTCTATCGAATTTCTTCTGACAATTCTTTATAACCAGCCCAAGAAGGGTGAATTCTATCGTTCTGCAACTTATGCGTAGTAATAAGCTTATCGCCAAAATTACCAGCAATAGTTTGTACAATATAATTGATATCTGGTTTGCAAAACTTTTCATTGCAGGGAGGCATAATCCAAAATACTCGATCTGCCTTTACGGCAGACCTCATTTTCATCAATTCATCGTATGTTTTAATGCCTTTATAGTCATTTGTTCCCAAACTGATAACAACAGTATGTGCTGTAAGATCCTTATGTTCCCGATCGATGAATTTTTGATTCCATTGCCATGTAGTCCATCCACTCTTTGCATATTCTACGCATTCGGTTTTAACACTATGAGTTCCTACAGCAATACTATCGCCCAAAATAATACAGTCCAACATTTTTATTCCTCCGTTTTGGTATAAATGTATGTAACATCGGATCCATATGATGGAACCAACATCAGTTTTTCCGGCATACCATTTTGATCTTTATTGCCAATATAACCAGTGATAAAAATAGTATCTGGAAATTTGTCAGGTGTAAGTTGCCGAAGGATTTTTGCTTGATCGTCGCATTTCATCTTAAGACGTTCTATTTCTTTTACAGCATTTGTTATAAGTTTAGTAAAAGCGTTTGGAAGACCACGAACCGATGCCGCTAAAATAATTTCATGCAATTCATCGATGATATTATTGGTATTTTGCGTCATATCATAGTAGCTTTCACTGAATTATTAAAAGGCAACAAACAAAAATAATGGTGGAAGCGGTCCGATTCGAACGGACGATAAATCGGTTATGAGCCGACGGCCTTAAACCACTTGGCGACGCTTCCATTTATATTATGTCGATAATGTAACACGAAAATTTATTCATGTCAACTATTTTATTTGGTGCGAGATATAGGGTTTGAACCTATGACATTTTCGGTGTAAACGAAACGCTCTACCACTGAGCTAATCTCGCATAAATTTAATGGTCCGTGCGGCTGGATTTGAACCAGCGACCCCATGGTCCCAAACCATGTATTCTACCAGACTGAACTACGCGCGGTAATTATGGCGGAGAGACTGGGATTTGAACCCAGGGAACATTTCTGTTCGGAAGTTTTCAAGACTTCTAGTTTCAGCCACTCACTCACCTCTCCTGAAAACAAAATGATTAATGTAGATATGGCGCACCGTCAAGGAATCGAACCCTGCTATTCGGTTTTGGAGACCGATACATCGCCACTAAATGCTTACGGTACTACGGAAATGAGAGGATTCGAACCTCCGGATCATATTTCTACGATCAACGGTTTAGCAAACCGCCACTTTAAACCACTCAGTCACATTTCCAGTTTATTCGAATATCAGAACCGATAGTTTACACCAGCACTAAACACGTGATCTTGCTTGATAGCAGAATTGCTACGATTCATTGGACGAATTTCACGATATCGGGCATCCAATTCAACAGATTCCGAAACGGCAATTCTAGTACCTGCGCCAACATCCCAAATAGCCCTTTCAGAATTTGTTGTGCGAATGGTCGAAAGCCCGTTGAATGAATAACCAGCGCCAGCCAAAACATAAGGTGTTACGACTGTATTGGGAATACGATATTGTACAATTCCGTTTACCATGGCACGATAACCTTCACGATCAGACCGCCACACCTTGTCAATATCGGCCTCGGCTCGCAAATGCTTTCCAATTTGAAATCCAGCATCTACACCAAAAACACGTTCATTGAAATTGCCGGTCGATGACCCAAGAGAACCACCAACATAAGCACCGGTTCGATCTAGATTTACAGAGGTTGGAAATGCTGTATCTGCTGCCATAGAGGCTGCTTGCAATCCAGCAATCATCATAACAGCCGCACTAATTGTCTTAAAATTCATTTTTTACATCCTTTACAATTATCAAAAAATAAGCATATTGGAAATGTGGTACAATAATTACCCTATGCTTTAAACCACGAATAGGAACCAATATGTTTATATGAGTATTTATACACTATAATGAATGGTTTGTCAACCACAAAATTTATACCAATTCGATTTTATCTCTAACTACGTGCAATCTAACTTGTTTCGCATCGGCAATACGTTCTCCTCCAAAACGAAGATAATCTCGCCCTCCATCGACAAAAATGCCTTTATGAGTTCTATAGTCATGTCTATATCTACTATAGATAACTTCATCGTCTATCTGTATTCCAGAAAAATCTTCGATAGCACTTATTGCATCGGTGATCATAGAATCACCTTGATCAGATATATAAAATCCAAACCAATTCGAACCTTGGGGATGAGCCTGTTCGGTATAAAAAACAGCAACTGGAAAATTTACCCATCCACCATATTTGTTTTTCAAACAACTTTCAAAAACATATGTTGCATTCATTTTGTTTTCTATAATTTTAATGCTTGCATCTTTGAGAAAAGACGATTCATTCAAAATTTTCATAGTTTAAAATATCTCTCTAAACATAATTTCAAATGCCGCAGCTAAAAATCCAGCAGCAGGAATAGTCAAAATCCATGCAATAAGAATTTCTTGAGCCTTTTTCCATTTGACTTTTGGTTCCGATTGACTCGCACCAACTCCAAGAATGGAACCTGTTATAGTATGAGTAGTACTGACAGGTATACCCAATCCACTGGCGATAAACAACATCATTCCTCCACCAGTTTCTGCCATAAATCCGCCTCTGGAATCCAACCTAGTAAGTTTGAATCCTAATGTTTGCACAATTCTCCAACCACCGGCAAGAGTCCCAAGTCCCATTGCAATAAAACTACACCATACAGCCCACATTGGAATATTGCTAGCAGTAGATACAAAACCACTTACAATCAATATCAACCAAATAATACCAGCTGTCTTTTGTGCATCGTTCGATCCATGCCCTAAACTATAAAATGCAGCACTGCTTATTTGAGCCCAACGAAAAAAACGCAATTGTTTTTCTGTAGTTTCAGGCAATAAATTTCTTATAATAGTATTGATACCAGCTCCAAGAATAAATCCGATACAAGGACTAGCAACAATAAAAATAAGAGTTTTTCCCAATCCTTCCCAAAGAAGATTATTTGCACCACCAATAGCAACAACAGATCCAATAATACCACCTATCAGTGCATGACTGCTACTTGTAGGTAAACCGAAATACCATGTTATCATATTCCAAGAAATAGCACCACAAAGTGCTCCAGCTATAACATAAAGATCGATGGCGCTTGGAACTACAATACCTTTTCCAATTGTAGCGGCAACTGAAAGATTCATAATAAACATGGAAATGAAATTGCATATAGCTGCCATAACTACAGCTTGAGTTGCCGTCAAAGTTCCAGTTGCAACAACTGTTGCAATACTGTTTGCGGCATCGTGAAACCCATTTGTAAAATCGAAAATAAGAGCAAGCAATATCAAAGATATCACAATCAATGTTAAATTTGTCATTTTTTCATCCAATCATAACGTCATTTTTTGGAGCTGATTGCCGGTAACGCTCCGGTCCTCTCCAGTGTGGAAAACTGGGGGCCCATCTATCTAGACCAAATCAGCGAATAATATACTCATAGTTAATAGTTTTTTCATTTTCTTTTAAAAGAACAGCACCATTCGATAAATGGAATCGGCGCGCCATTTCCGTTTTTGGACTCAATGTGACAAATCTTTTAATATGCGGTTTATTTTTTTGAATGTATTTTACTATATCGAAAATAATTTGTCTACCATATCCTTTTTCATACGACCAGACCGTATAAAAAACAGCAATTCGCGGTGGATCGGCAAATTCTGGAAATGCATTCAATTCTTCTACAATTGTTGGAATTTGATCTAGATAAGCTACACAACAAATTGCCAACGGTGCACAAGAATTATCTATTTGAAAAATTTGTTTGCCAAAACTTGTTCTGAATTCATAATCCAATTCAGGTCTTACAGGATCGTCTTTGATATAATCTTTGTAATTATTTGGCATTTCACGAAAATGAGACATTTTTATTTCTTTTTTCTGCCATTACCCTTTTTATATCCAGTGCCAAAAGGAGAATAACCCGTAACAACCCAAGAGTTTTTTTGTTTTTTACCGGCTTGATTTGCAACTTTTGTAAAAGAAGCAGTACTGCCATCTTTATATCTTTTAGTTTTTTGTAAGCTTGATTTAGAAACAGTTTTTGCCATAATATTCATTTCTTTTATTGATTAATTTATATAATATATATAATGGTGCCCCTTGTCCGACTCGAACGAACCACCTGCTGATTACAAATCAGCTGCTCTACCAGATGAGCTAAAGGGGCATAAAGACCAGCTGATATATATCAGCTGGTCTTGAAAATGGTAGGGAATGGCGGTAACGATCCGCCCCGTTGCCCTCATCTAGGACTCTCCCGGGTTTATAAGGCCCAGCCGCACACCTGTGCTATCCCCCATAATATGGGTGAGAAGTTAACCATGACTTCTCGCGCGTTTATTGAGGAACGACCCTTTAATTTGGCTTGCCAGGTAGGACTCGAACCTACAACCATTCGGTTAACAGCCGAATGCTCTACCATTGAGCTACTGACAATCAAATTCTTTTCTGGAGAACCGGGTGAGATTTGAACTCACATAAAACAGGATTTGCAATCCTGCGCCTAAGCCATTCGACCACCGGTCCATTTTTTATTTATACAACGTCATAAAAATAATACAAATCGAATAAGCTTCCATCCTCTCGAATGGATCGCATGCGTTTGTTCGGATAAGACCTTTGAAGATCCCGAACGATCCGATTTGTAACAGATGGATTCTGATTTACACCATTGGTAATGGTGGTAACATGAACCCAGCCGGAACTATTGTCCAGATATTCGATTTTTAGATCGTCTTCCATTTCATCGCCTTTCTATTTTGTGATCTTATATCACAAATAAAGGTTTGTCAACCATTTTTTTAGGCATCCAAATAAATGCCCAAAATAGATATCTCCGCTTTAGATAAATCATCGTTGAACCTCGCGGAAGGATAACTAATCCATTGGATGATATGTTCGATCATTTTTTGACGAACTGGATCATCCTTAGCCCTCCGTGAAGCCGATTTCAGCTTATCCGTAACAGCCACGATGTTCATAACCAAATATCTCTCTTCGGTTTCGATAAAATTCTTATATAACGATCCGGATCGAATGTCAACGATTTTTATATATAAAAAAGACATAGCTGATATGCGGATATCAATTAGATATCAGATACCAATGAGATACTAACTGGTATCCGGTTCAAAGCGCCAAAATATCTAGCGATCTCTCATCGACCTAGACGTGTTACGATACAGCTTGGATGGCTTAGGTCGCCGAGAGAGCGCTATTTTTAGCTAAGTCATTGATATACAACAAAACTAGATTTATCATCTAATCTAATGATATCAATAACTTAGCTAAAAATGGGCACTATCGTATTGTGGTTTGATAGCTAGCTATGCATTGTCCGCATATCAGATATGTCAGAATTTAAATTGACATTTCATCCATTTTAGGTTATAACCATTTTATGCAAATGAAGGTACAATATCATGCCTCCTAAATCCATGCCTAACAAGGCACCAATAAAGGTGCCTAAAACTCGTAAGGTCAAGGCTACCCGTTCGGCTCAATATCTTACCGATCTCAAACATATGGGCGAAGAACCCGATGTTGCCGGTAAGACCCTGTTCGGCACCGAGCTTGGGCACGTATTTAGCTGGTACAATTATATGTGCTCGCGTACGGAAGCTCGCGAATATGTAGAAAATTATCTAAAGTCGCATAAGCGGCAAGCCGATCTTGTGGCTTTTCGAAAAGTGCCAGATGCGTATATCGATACCGTTGCCGCATGGCAGGCTCGGATCATGATGCGCGGTGGTTCTACCGGATCCGATACGGCTGAAAAGTTTTCCAAACGTTTGGCAGATATGCTCAAACATGGAAATCGCAAATCTGTCGATACCATGTCCGATTCCAAGCCATCTATCCAAAACAGGATATCCGATAAGATATCCAATACGATTGGTGAATTGGACGAACTTATCGACCAAGAGGGTTGGACCATCGACGTATATGAATGGCTGACTCAAAAACAGGTCCCGCAAGCTTATGCCAAGCATATTGCTGAATTTTTCAAGCAAACTGCCGATGAAGCAGTTTTGCTGATCAGCAAAAAAGCTCCGAACGATCTGTTGGAAGGTTATAAATCTTTCAATAAGACAGAACTCAAACAACGTGCAAATTTTTATACAAAGCTTATCGCCGATTGCGCGCGATATGCCGATGTTGTAAAAAAGAGACGGGTTGTCAATAGGACAAAAAAGCCCATAACCGCCGAAAAGATGCTCAAAACGTTCAAACATCAAACGGAATCCAAGGAATATAAAATCGCTTCGGTAAAACCCGAAAAAATCCTTGGATGTCAAGAGCTTTGGACATTCAATACTCGCTACAAGACATTGCATGTTTTTTATGCAAATGGTCCAGCTGGTTTGAGCGTAAAGGGCACAACCATATTGGGATATGATGAAAACAAATCCCGAGGATTCCGAATCGGTCGCAAAACCCAAGAATATTTGGGAATGACCCTAAAAGGTGGAGTGAGAAATCTATCGAAAATCATGGCTCTCAAACCATGCACGTTGCAGCATAGATGCAATGAGAATACTATCCTGATAAAAGCTGATAAATAGGAGATGACAATGAAGAAGATGACAATTTCATTCGATATCGATATTCCGGAGGATAGTTCTGAACAAACTACCTCCCTGTATATCGAAGAAATTCTATTCAAAGCAGCAGAGAACCATGCACATCAGCTGATGCTGACCGCGTATGAAAAGCTCACTGGCAATGAATTGAAAGAATTCTTGAATGAAGAAACACAAATACTAAATCAATTGGAACGAATACGCAACAGCATTACATATTCTTAGTGATTTATAAAGGCAGCTTTGGCTGCCTTTTTTTATTATAAATATTGCAATAAGGGGAAAATTTATGGTAGATATATCGAATAAAAACTTTCTTTCGCCACTCAATTTTAAATTTCAATTGAAGCGAGCACCACACATCAATTTTTTTCTACAGACGATTAATATTCCATCATTGTCGTTGCCTTCTATAAATGTTTCCAATCCATTGGTCAGAGTTCCATTTCCTGGCGATCATTTGGTATATGAAGATTTGCAAATATCTTTTCGTGTGGACGAGGATTTACAGGATTACATGGAAATTCACAATTGGTTGAGAAGTCTGGGAAAATTGAATTATACAGAATATCAATCATTGACCTCCAATGCATCTTATACTGGTCAAGGTATAAGATCGGATATATCTCTTACAATTTTGACCAGTCAAAAAGTACCTAATTATGAAATTATTTTTAAGGATGCATTTCCCACAAATATATCTTCACTCAATTTTACCACAATGGACGAACAACTGACATATATCGAGGCATCTGCTACATTTAAATTTGTTTATTTCGATATAAATGAAATTTCTGGTTGACAATGCTGTAAATCGATGTTATAAGGTGTATTGACACAAATAAATATATTATAGGATTATATTATGGATACAGAAGATATCTTTAATGAATGGAAAAAAGATTCAGTATACGATGAAGCTAATTTAGATAAAGAAAGTCTTAAGACTCCTTCTTTGCATCATAAATATTATATGATGTATATTTCAGAAAAACATAAACTATCTAATCTTGAAACTGAATTGAAAATACTTAGTCATGAGAAAAAAGAATTTTATGAACAAGGTCATACAGAAGAAACAAAAAAGCTTGGGTGGAAATTGCCACCAAAAGGCATGATACTTAAATCAGAAAGTTTACGCTACGTAGAAGCAGACCCTGATATTATATCTCTTTCAAAGAAGATAGGAAGACAATCTGAAAAGGTAGGATTTCTTAATAATATTTTGAATTATTTGAATAAAAATAGAGGATGGGATATTAAAAACGCTATAGATTTTAAGAAATTTCAAATGGGTGTATAATTGATAGAAGTTGTAAAGATTTGCAAATATAATGAGGTGTATGCAAGAATAGAATGCGAACCAAGTACTGCTATGGAAATAGCAGAAAGATTTACGTTTATGGTGCCAGGTGCAAAATTCTCTCCTATGTATAAGAATAAACTTTGGGATGGAAAAATAAGAATTTTCAATCCTATGAATCGTTTATTGTATATTGGATTGATTCCCGAACTTGAAAATCTTTGTAACAGCAGAAAATATCATATAGAATATGAAATTGAAAATGCAGATATAGAATTTTCATTGCATGAAGCTGAAAAATTTGTAAAGGCTTTAGAACCAAAATATGAACCTAGAGATTATCAATATGAAGCATTTGTACATGCAATAAGAAAAAGACGTGCATTGCTTCTTTCGCCAACAGGTTCAGGCAAATCTCTTATCATTTATATGTTAGCATGTTATTATCAATCTAAAACACTTATAGTTGTTCCAACCACTTCTCTTGTCCATCAGATGGCATCGGATTTCGAAGACTATGGATTTCCAAAAAAACTGATTCATAAAATTATGTCAGGAGAAGAAAAAGAAACAGATGCTCCTTATGTAATTTCAACTTGGCAATCTATTTTTAAAATGCCAAAACCATGGTTCAAACAATTTAAAGTTGTTATAGGCGATGAAGCGCATTTATTCAAAGCAAAGTCTCTTACAGCTATAATGACTAAATTGGATGAATGCAAATATAGATTTGGATTTACAGGAACTTTAGATGGGACACAGACAAATAAATTGATATTGGAAGGACTTTTTGGTCCCGTAAAAAGAGTGGCAGCCACTTCTGAATTGATAGAACAAAAATATCTATCGGATTTAAAAATCAAATCGTGTCTTTTAAAACATCCAGATGAAACAAAAAAACTATTATATAGATCGGAATATCAAGATGAAATGGATTTTCTGGTAAAATGCGAAAAGAGAAATAGATTTATAGTCAATTTAGCATTATCTTTAAAGGGAAATTCTATGGTATTGTTTCAATACGTAGAAAAGCACGGAAAAGTTTTATATGATATGTTGACAAAAGAAGCACCGAATGTTAAAATATATTTTATATCTGGTGGAATAGATAGTCAAAAACGTGAAGAAATTAGAAAAATTCTGGAAACAGAACAAAATGCAATTCTTGTTGCTAGTTATGGAACTTCAAGCACAGGTCTTAACATTCGCAATTTGTCTAACGTTATATTTGCTAGTCCATCAAAATCTCTTGTACGAGTCCTTCAATCGATAGGAAGAGTTCTTAGAATGACAGAATCCAAAGATGTCGCGACTCTTTTTGATATTGGCGATGATATTTCTTGGAAATCTAGAAAAAACTATACGTTGAATCACTATAACGAAAGATTGGAAATATACAATAAGGAAAAATTTTCATATAAGAAATATGATATACAATTATAATTAGAGAGTTTGTTATGGCTAGAAATTATGTGAATAATAAAGATTTTTATGAATCTATAATTAAATACAAAAAAGAACTGATCGAAAAACCAGAAAAGAAAGTGCCAGATTACATTGGTATCTGTATAAATCAAATTTGCAATAGGCTTTCTTCAAAACCTAATTTTTCTGGATATACGTTCCGTGATGAAATGATATCGGACGCATTAGAAAATTGTTTCTATGCTTTACCTAAATTCAATCCAGAAAGAACAAATAATCCATTTGCGTATTTTACACAAGTTGCAAAAAACGCATTTATCAGAAGAATAACAATTGAGAAAAAAGAGCAATATACAAAATATAAAAATTTGCAAACTCTTCAATTAGTTGGTCTATCTCAAAATATGTATGGAGATAGCGATATACTTTTACATGATAAAAACAACGATGTTGCAAATGAAATTATTGGTTCCTTCGAAACTAAAATGAAATCAAAAAAGAAAATAAAAACAGGAATCGATTTGTTTGCCAATGTATCTCTTGATAATTTTAAAGGATAATTCAATTGCGTATAGCTTTAATTACCGATACACATTGGGGAGTTAGAAATGACAATATGGTTTTTTTGGATGCAAATAAAAAATTTTTGGATGAAACATTTTTTCCGACACTAGAATCGAATTCTATAAATCATATAGTGCATCTTGGCGATATCGTAGACAGAAGAAAACAAATAAGTTATTTGACAGCCAATCGATTGAGAGAAGATTTTCTAGATAAAATATTGCAAAAAGGTATGACGGCAGATATTATTGCAGGAAACCATGATTGTTATTATAAAAATACAAACAAAGTAAATGCTCTTACAGAATTGATCGATAGCAGTTATCCAAACATAAAATGTTATATCGATCCGACAGAAGTGAATTTATTTGGAGCTCCAACACTTTATTTGCCATGGATATGCGAAGAAAATAGAGAACAAAGTATGAGGATGATAAATGAAACAAAATCTATTATATGTATGGGACATTTGCAAATATTGGGGTTCGAAATGTTTCGAGGCAGTATTGCGACTCACGGCGAAGATCGTAACATTTTTGATAAGTTTGCTATTACTATGTCTGGTCATTTTCATCACAAGTCTACTATTGGCTCTATTTGTTACTTGGGTTCTCATAGTGAGTTTACTTGGTCTGATTACAATGATCCTAGAGGGTTTCACATCTTCGATACAGAAACACAAGATTTGAAATTTATCAGCAATCCATATCGAATATTCAAAAAAATATGGTATGACGATAGAGAAAAGGAATTGGAAGAATTATTGAATTTCGATCCAAATCAATATAATAAAACTATGTTGAAAATTATTGTAACATCTAAGACAAATCCTTATTGGTTCGATTTGTTTTGCAATAAGATTGAAAAATCAGAACCTATAAACATGCAAATAGTAGAAGACCATTTCAATATAACTGCAAACGATGAAGCTGTAACCGAACAAGCAGAAAGCACTTTGGATATATTCAAGGAATATATATCGAATATGAATCATTCGAATTTAAATAAAAACAAATTGGAAAACGTTATAATCGATCTATATAATGAGGCTCAGCTTGTAGCATGAGTGTATTGTTTAAATCCATTCGTTGGAAGAATTTTTTATCCACTGGAAATATATTTACTGAAATCGATTTGTCTGCAACCGGAACAACACTTATCATGGGTGAAAATGGTTCCGGAAAATCGACAATTTTGGACGCTATCACTTTTTCTTTATTTGGTAAGCCATTTCGGAATATCAATAAACCACAGCTTGTAAATTCAATAATTAGAAAAGATACAATTGTTGAAGTTGAATTTATTATAGGAAAAACAGAATATAAAATAGTTCGCGGAATCAAACCTGCTATCTTTGAAGTTTATGTCAATGGTTCTATGATAAATCAAAACGCCGAGATGAGAGATTATCAGGAATTTTTAGAAAGAAATATTCTTAAAATAAATTATAAATCTTTTTGTCAAGTTGTTATTTTAGGTTCTGCTTCTTTTGTTCCGTTTATGCAATTGCCAGCTGCTCAAAGAAGAAACATAATCGAAGACCTTTTAGATTTGCAAGTTTTTACAACTATGAATACAATTCTAAAAGAAAAAATTCAAATCAATACAAAAAATATACAAGATAAAATAAATGAACAGAATTTGATCAAAACTAAAATAACTATGGTCAAAGATCACATCAATGAAATGAATAACAAAAATATTCAATTCATTCGTGAGAAGAAAACGACATTATTGGATTTGAAAGAAAAAATAAATCAAACAGAAAATGAATGCACAAGTATAAAGAACGAAATAACAGAAAAAGAAAATGGAATAGAAGACGGGAATGCATTTAAGACAAAATTGAGTAAATTGAACTCGCACAAAATTCAAATGGAATTGAAGATTCAAAACTTCAATAAAAATATCGATTTCTTTCAAAATCATGACAATTGTCCAACATGCACACAGAAAATAAGCAAGGAATTTAGTTGTGAGACCATAGATCAAAATTTAGAAGAAATTGTTAAAATAAAAGATGGACTAGATAAATTAGCAGAAATATATGAAAAAACACAAAATAATCTAACGGTTATTTTGGAAAAACAAAAAGAAATAGATCAATTGAAACACAATCTGTCGCATGAAAAGCTTCGGCTTAAAATGTATAACGATCAGGCAAAATCGATACAAAATGAAATAGATAACGCTAAAAACGATATACCAAAAACAACCGATATAAAAATAGTCGATCTTGAAAATGAATTGACAATTTTAAGTAATGAATATAATGAATTGCAAGATAATAAATTAGTTCTGTCGGCAGCCGCAACAATGTTGAAGGATGGCGGAATAAAAACAAAAATTGTCAATCAGTATATTCCTATTATCAATAGGACTATAAACAAATATCTTGGTGAATTCGATTTATTTGTAGAATTCGAATTGGACGAACAATTCAATGAAGTTATTAGGTCTAGATATAGAGATGAATTTTCGTATTCTTCATTCAGCGAAGGTGAAAAACAGAAAATAGATTTGGCTATATTGTTTACTTGGAGAACAATTGCAAAGCTTAGAAATTCTTTAAACACCAATCTATTGATTTTGGATGAAATTTTCGATTCATCGCTTGACGGCAATGCAGCAGACGATCTTCTGAAAATTTTACAAACAATAAGTGGCAATTCGAATGTATTTGTTATATCTCATAGAGAAAATTTACATGATAAATTCGAATCTGTAATAAAATTCGAAAAACATAAAAATTTCTCAAGTATACAGGAAACACTATGATTTTATTGAAACACACAGATAAAAATTTAAATCAAGTTTCAGAAAATTTCAATTTCAAAGAACCGCCGTTCGATCCTATAGAATTTTCACAAGAACTTGTAAAATTTATGTATGATAATAATGGAATATGTTTAGCAGCTCCGCAAGTGGGCATTCCACTCAGAATATTTGCTATGCGTGGTTCACCACAAAATTTTGTTGTGTTCAATCCAAAAGTTATTATGCCTAGTAAGGATGAAGTCAGATTGGAAGAAACTTCTATGACTTATCCTGGTCTTATTATTCCAGTAAAAAGATCGCAACATTGCCGTGTTAGATTTGCAACACCCAATGGTGAAGTTAGAACCGAAACATTTACGGGAATGACGGCACGCGCTTTTCTACAATCGATGGATTTTTTGGATGGAAAAAAATTCTATGCAAATTCGAATCCAATACATCGTGAAAGAGCTTTCCGGAAATGGAATAAAAAGAATTGACAATTCTATTATACAGTGTATAATGCATTCATATACATTGGAGATGGAACTTGAATATCTTTTATTTGTCTCATTCCCCTGTGGAATCGGCACAATGGATGGTGGATCGACATGTTGTGAAGATGATTTTGGAATCTGCACAATTATTGTCCACTGCACATAGATATTTGGATGGCGTAGAATTTGTTGGTAAAAGCAAAACTGGACGTAAAAAAACCAGCTGGGTATTGAAAGATGAACGTGAAACAGTTTTGTATGAAGCAACTCATATCAATCATCCTTCTGCCGTTTGGGTAAGAAAATCTGTAGAAAATTATTTGTGGCTTGTAGAACATTTTCACGCGCTAGGAAAAGAATACACATATCGATATGGTAAAACACATAAATGTTTTACTTCAAATTTAAGTTATATGTTGTCTTCACCGCCTAATAATTTGCGAGAATATAATATGACTCTTATGCCGTCTGCTATGGCAGATGAATATAAAATCGGTATCAGCCCGATTGAAAACTATCGCAATTATTATAAAAATGGCAAAAAGCACTTACATAGTTGGAAAAATCGTCAACCACCTGATTGGATTAGTTGACAATTATGAGTTTACAATATAATATATGCTGACAATACAATAAATTATGGAGAACAATATGTCAAATGATTGGCCGTATGATATCAATAAAATGCATGAGCATTATAAAATATATAATGCTATATCTAAGCTTACCGAAGATAAAGAAAAGCTTCATGCTTTATTGCAATTTCGTATTTCATTTCTTAATGAAGAATTGAATGAACTTAAAGATGCTACAAATGCTGAAGATGTTGTAGATGCTTTGATAGATTTGTGTGTTGTGGCCATTGGTACTTTGGATATTTTCGGCATCGATCCGTATAAAGCTTGGGATGAAGTTCTTAAGGCTAATATGAATAAAACGCCAGGGGTAAACCCGTCGCGTCCAAATCCTTTAAATCTACCTGACTTAATTAAACCTGCAGGTTGGTCTGCACCTTCTCATGCCGAAAACCATGGAAATCTTGGAATCATTTTCAATGTCTAAAGCATATAAACTTGATGATCTTATTTCTTCCCTTAAAGGCACGTGCATAGAAATCGATTCTAACGATTATAGAGACGAAATTGATATGCAAGTCGATACAAATTATGTACGGGAAATTAAAAAGTGTGAAAAACCACGTTCTAAAGACGAAATATGGAAACATACAGTTGCTGGGTTTTGCGCTGAGAAATCTTTACAAATTATTAATGGGTCACTTGAATCGTATTCCCCCATCACAAAAAACGCTGAAGGGCTTTCCTTTTTAAACCGACAAACCGATTTGTTGTACGGAAATACCCAAATTGCAGTTAAATCCAAGTCAAAAAAATATCCGATGTTTTATTTGTCTCACAGCCAAATAAGTTCTATAAACCATTTAATTCCACATAATGAGTATATGATTGCTGTAGAATATGTAAATTCTGATCTTAATAAAAGTGTGTATAAATATAACCCTTTATTTATTGCTAAAACCAAACATATTGTTAAATATATTACTCCGCTTTTTGGCCGCTCCACTAAATGGAGCGGCCATCATCTCAATTATCAATTAGGAATTGAAAAAAATGAATTCATCGATCTTAGATAACAATAATGAACCAATGTCGATTGAAGTGCTCCGTGAATGTATAGAGTTACAACTTAAGAAATCTCGCGACTATCAAAATCCAACATCTGCTGTTAAACAAGCAGATTATTATCCAAACGGTTGTTTGACGATTCATGATATTATGCATACTAAAATGCTTCGGTTGAAGTCCGTCATGGAAGCTTTGCAAAATGATACGGCTTATAAACCAAATTTTGAATCTTTAGAAGATTCGGCAAAAGACCTGATCAACTATGCCAGTTTTTTTGTATCATATCTTCGTGGCAAAATAGACGGGCAAAGCCAAACGCATGATCTTTTCAATAAGGCCAACAATGAAACAAAATAAAGTATCAGATATTCGTCAGGAATTTCTAAATTTAAAACACAATGAAGAATATATCATTGATAAAACTGGGGTAAAAACTCTTGAAATAATAAATGCAAATTTTATTGCAGACGAAGATACTATATTTGGACAGGTAAATCAAAACTACATTGAACGTGAAATTCAATGGTATAAATCTATGTCACTAAATGTTAATGATATTCCAGGAAACACACCTACAATCTGGAAACAAGTTGCTGATGAAAATGGATATATCAATTCAAATTATGGATGGTGTATCTGGGCTGCAGAAAATAAAAATCAATATAATAATGTTTTGCAAGAATTGCAAAAAAATATTTTTTCAAGACGCGCTATTATGATTTACACTAGACCCAATATGTGGTATGATTATAATCTAAATGGCCGTTCTGATTTTATGTGTACTAATACGGTTCAATATGTTGTTAGAAATAATAAATTGCATTGTATTGTGCAGATGAGAAGCAATGATGCTTGGGCTGGTTATCGTAATGATCGTTCATGGCAATTGTATGTTCTTAACATGTTAGCATCAGATCTTAATATAGAAGCTGGAAATATATATTGGAATTGTGGTTCTTTGCATTTCTATGCAAAACAATTTGATCTCATACAGTGAATGATATAAATTATGTCAATTGATAATTTATCAACGAAATGGACAATCAATTATCTTGGTTTAGCAAAACATATTGCTGAATGGTCTAAAGATCCTTCTACTAAATGTGGGGCAATTGCAATTGGAAAACATATGCAGATTTTATCTGTTGGATTTAATGGATTTCCAAGAAAAATAGAAGATACTGCCGAAAGACTGAATGATCGTCCTACAAAATATTCTTTAATGGTTCATGCTGAAATGAACTGTATATATAATGCTACGCTCAATGGCATTAGTTTAGACGATGCAACTATGTTTGTTTATGGATTGCCTGTATGTTCAGAATGTGCAAAAGGTATAATTCAATCAGGCATAAAAAAAATTGTTGCTAGTTATCCTCCTATTATATCTGATAAATGGAGAGAAATGGGTCAACTTACAAGTCAAATGTTTGAAGAATGTGGTATTGAATATTATAGTTTATAATTGAAAGATTTAATAATGGATAAAAAAATAGCTATTATTCTTGGGCGCGGTGTCGAAGGGTGTGGAGTAACAAAAAATGCTATTGAATTCAATAAATTTTATAAAAATTCATGCATATTTGCAACAGTTGATAAGATTTGGGGCCGTCACAATTCTATGAAATTTGAATATGTTGGATTCAAATGTTCAGATTTACAATCTGTCAATGATTTAATACATAATATAAATTCAAATTTTGATATTGTTATTTTTTATTCTATTCCTTCAATTAAACACGAAACATCGTGTATTAAAAATTTTCTCCATTTAATAGATTCTATTAAATTGCCGAAAACAATGATACAAGTAGATCATAATAATGCATCGCTTCAACGAAATGCAAATTTAATAGAAGTATGCAATATGATGGATCAATTATTGACGCATTCTTTAAACGGCGCATTTGCAAATTGGTGTTATTCAAATTCAATCCAAACACCGTTGAATACTATGGGAGTAGGATTCAATTATGATTTACATCGTAGCATATGGTGGAAACCAATAGAAGAACAAGATGATCGTCATATAAAATGGATTGGCAGGTGTGCAGTATGGAAAGGGCCAGTTGAATTAATCAATTTTCACAATGAATGTTTGCGCAAACATTCATTTATTACTACGCTTGAAGGCTTAGAAGCTTCATTAGCATCTACTATTATAACACATATAAATGGAGATAAAGAAAAACCGCGGGATGTGAATGAATATATTCGTAGCGGAAGACATAAATTAGCACATAATTTATATGGTAAGGAAAAATATGGAGATGCTCCATGGCTTTACCCCAGTTATATTAATTTAGAATGCATGGAAAGATTGAGTCGTTGCGCGTTTGGTTCTGATTTATATAATCTTAAAAAGGAGTATTATGGCAACAATATAGAATATTGCCACGCTGAAGTAATTGCGTCTGGTGCTGTACCTATTTTCCATAAACATTTTGGTGATAATGTCATACATAGAAAAACTGGAATTCCATGCACTAAAACATTTTCTGGAACTATATGGTATGATCCAAATAATTTAGAATATACTACCAAGTATATTCTAAAACTTGCAAAGGATCGTGTAGCAAGGGATGAGTGGCGTGAAACAGCATATGAATTTTGGAAAGAGCATTCTGATGCCAGTATAATCAATAACGATATATTGCAAAAATCTTTATCAGCAACACCAAATATTAGAAATCGTTCTTTTGGCATTGAAAGATTCATTTAATGAAACACGCATCTATCATTCCGCTCATTGGCGGTGAAACTATCGGTTGTGAATATGCATTTGGGTCTCCGCCAGATTATTTTTTATCGTATGAACCATTTCAATCCAATGATCAACATATTTTAAATTATTATAATAAAGAAATACCATATTATTTGCTTGATAAAAATCAAAAATATCCATATAAAGTAGATGTTATTTCAACCGTGTGTCCGTGCGCGGGTTTATCACAACTTTCTACGATTGCCGGTGAAAATAATATTGCAAATCGATGGTTATTGGATACTACAAAATTTGTTCTCGAAGAAATGAAACCAATAGTTTTTTGGGGTGAAAACGCGCCGGGTTTAGCTGGAACAATAGGTAAAGGCATCCGTGATAAACTTTATGCAACAGCTATCGATTGCGGTTATAGTATGACTTTATATCGAACGCGTTCTTTGCTGCATGGAGTCCCGCAGATAAGAGAAAGAACTTTTTATTTCTTTTGGCGTGGAAATAAAGTTCCTTTGATAAACTATTTTTCGCGCAAACATACACCTATAGAAACTGTTATATGTGAATCTCGTGGAAATACTCAGCAAGAAACTATAAATAAAAATACTCCATCTAAAGATCCGTATTATCGATATATTTTAGAAGTTCTTTTTGACGGAATAACCCATTCAAAATTTTCTGAAATTATAGAACCAAGGGCTGCGGGTGGAAACGATACGCTTTCATATATAGAAAAACAAAACATTTCATATGCACAACTATCTGATTGGATGCAAATGCATGGCTATGATAAAGAAGCAGCGGCATGCATAAGAAGATATAATAAACTTAATGATGGAAAACAGATAATGCGTCGTGGCATTATTGTACCAAAAGATTATATTGGTGCATTTGTTGGGCATCATCCATATTCAGTAACACATCCCATTGAAGATAGATTTATTACATACCGTGAAGCTATGACAATAATGGGTTTGCCTGATAATTTTGAATTGATTGAACCAAGAAAAAACGTGAATCATATTTGTCAAAATGTTCCCGTGCAAACCGCAACGGATATGGCTAATGAAGTTTTAGCATATTTAAACGATAAAAGAACTATGATAGATAGCAGAATGATTTTTCAATATAATCAACAAAGGAAAGAAAATATTATAAACACTAATAATGGAACACTTGAGATTTTTTTTAATTGAAAGGTATTATATTATGGCTAATACAGTAAAAGAATATTTGGATAATCCAAATGGGTTTGATTCTATGATAAAAGATACAAGTTATATTACAAATACTGGAAATATCACCGTTTCAAATAATGTCTGGGGAGTTATTACAAATACACAGAAGATAAATTTCAACCGAGAAAATATAGGTTTTAAATATAACGAAGATACTATTCTAGATGAAGTATATAAATATATTTGTAGCACATATGGCGGATATTACGGAAATACCGTTCAAGCACAAGATTTGATCGTTGAATCAGGTCATGCTGAAGGTTTTTATATCGGAAATGTTATTAAATATTCTTCACGATATGGAAAGAAAGATGGTTATAATAAAAAAGATTTAATGAAAGTAATTCATTACGCTATATTGGCTCTCAATAATCACAATTTACAACATGAAAAGGTATAAATTATGGAAATAAATATTTCTGTTGAAGAACTTAGAAAGCGAAAATTATTTCTTGCTGTTCCGATGTATGGCGGACAATGCCACGGAATGTTTGCAAAATCAGTTGCGGATTTGACTTCTATTTGCACAAGTTATGGTATAGAACTTAGATCGTATTTTTTATTCAATGAATCTTTGATTACACGCGCTAGAAATTACTGTGTTGATGAATTCATGCGTTCCGATATGACGCATATGATGTTTATCGATTCAGATATTGGTTTCGATCCGCGAGACGTTTTGGCTCTTTTGTCATTGCAATCGGACGATTCCGAATACGATGTCATTGCTGGACCTTATCCAAAGAAGTGTATTTCATGGGAAAAGATCAAGTTGGCAGTAGATAAGGGTATTGCCGATGAAGATCCAAATGTTCTTGAAAAGTTTGTAGGAGATTTTGTATTCAATCCTAAAAGCGGCGGCGGTCAAATTCGTATAGATGTTCCAGTAGAGGTTTCTGAAGTTGGAACAGGATTTATGATGACACGAAGGAGCACATTTGAAAAATTCGCTTCAGCATATCCTCAATATAGTTATAAGCCGGATCATGTTAGAACAGAACAATTCGATGGTTCACGCGAAATTATGCAATACTTTCAAGCAGAAATCGATCCAGAATCCAAGCGTTATCTTTCCGAGGACTATTGGTTTTGCAGGAAGACTATCGATATTGGTGGAAGAATTTGGTATTGCCCGTGGATGAAAATTCAGCATTGCGGCTCATACATTTTTGGTGGATCACTAATCGATCTGGCATCAATTGGAGCTCCTGCAACAGCCGATCCATCAATGTTCAAAAAGCCTAAGTCATAAATCTGTTTACAATCGATAAAATTTGTGATATGATGTATAAATCATCAATTCGTTATGGAGTATATAAATGAAAATTTCATCTGAAACTTTGGATGTTTTGAAGAATTTTTCTTCCATCAATCTTTCTATTTTTGTGAAGCCTGGAAATATTCTTCGAACTATTTCGCCAACAAAGTCGGTATTTGCTGTAGCGGAAATTCCTGATACATTTGAAAAGCCATTTGGGATTTATAATCTAAGTCAATTCTTGGCATGTCTTTCTATGTTTGAAAATCCCATTGTAGATTTTCAAGACGATATGTCTATCATCAGAGATGAAACAACAGATCGAGAATTGGATTATTATTATTGCGATGAAAGCACAATTTTGCATGCGCCAGAAACATTGAAAATGCCGGCAATCGATGTGGAATTCGATTTGAAGGGAAATGATTTGGCTAATGCATTGAAAGCAATGGGAGTTCTTGGTCTTCCTGAGATTGCAATTGTTGGCGATGGCAATACAATCATGATTGAAGCTTTCAACAGCAAAACTACAAATTCAACCACAAAGTCTAATACTTATCGTGTAAAAGTTGGTAATACCGATAAGGTTTTTCGTGCTGTCTTTAGATGCGAAAATCTAAAGATGCCATCTATCGATCATCATGTCAGTGTTTCTTCGAAGGGAATCGCACAATTCAAGGGCCCCCTTGTTACTTATTATGTTACTGTTGAAGCGAATTCCTCTAGTTGGGGATAAGCTATGAGGGAGAGAATATTCTCTCCCTTTTTTTCTTTAATATGGAGTTATGCGAATGCTTGAACAATTTTTGTTTGTAGAAAAATATCGTCCTAAATGCATTGCAGATACTATTCTTCCAGCAAATTTAAAATCTACATTTCAAAATTTTATCGATCAAAAAAATATTCCAAACCTAATTCTATCAGGAAGCGCTGGTATTGGTAAAACTACAGTTGCACGCGCTATGCTTGAAGAACTTGGTTGCGATTATATTATTCTAAATGGTTCTTTGAATGCTGGTATGGATACTCTTAGAAACGATATAGCATCTTTTGCTTCCACTGTATCATTTTCTGGTGGTAGAAAATATGTTATTATCGATGAAGCAGATTATCTAAACCACCATGTTCAACCAGCGCTTCGAAATTTTATGGAAGAATTTTCTCGCAATTGCGGATTCATTCTCACATGCAATTTCAAAAATAAAATCATTTCACCGCTTCATTCTCGATGTTCTGTTATCGATTTTGTCATTCCTAACAATATGAAAGCAAAACTTGCAGGACAATTTTTCAAACGTGTTATAAAAATTCTCGATATAGAAAAAATCAAATACGAAGAAAATGTTGTTGCTGAAGTAATCAATAAGTATTTTCCTGATTGGAGAAGAGTATTGAATGAACTCCAGCGATATAGCGTAAACGGTTCAATCGATTCTGGTATTTTAACAAATTTTCAAGATTTATCCATCAAAGAAATATTTGGTTTTTGTAAGACAAAAGATTACGATTCAATTCGCAAATGGATCAGTGAAAATAGCGATCAAGATTCTTCTGCTATTTTTGAATCCGTTTATAACAATGCTGAACAATATATGCAAAAACGATCGATTCCAGAATTGATTGTTATTCTATCTGATTATCAATATAAAGCTGCATTTGTTGCAAATCATGAAATAAACATGTTGGCATTTTTCGTTGAAATTATGATGCGTTGTGAATGGTTGTAAATGAATATGGAAAACGAAACTATCAATACTTTATTCGGAACAATAACAATACAAAAGGAAGAAAAAGAACAAAAACAAAATTTTACACCATTCGATTTTATTAAAGATATAAATTACGAAAAACAATATTTGTATAGTGAGACGACTAAATCTGAATATAATCCATGGTTGACTAATATATCTATGTCTATGTTTACCGATACTTTGTTGCA